TTATTAAGAGTAACATCCTGGTCATTGTCTTTCTTACCAATGGCATTGAAGAGTGTCTTCAAGTATGGGTTTATACCATTAGAATCAGTTGTAGCATCAAGTGATAGCCAGTTTTGTTTATCATTTTTGTACAAAGGTTTTATAGCATTTACATATTGGTTTAGAAGTTTGATATAATTTTCGTAGTTCTTGACTGTGTATGGTGTTGTTTCAGAGCCATCGCCGTCAATAGTATTTGGGTCAACATACTTAATCCATTTACCAGAATTGGCAGATACAGTATCAACCAATGCAGAAAGAGCATCAACATCCAGTCCGCTCAATTCGTCAATGGCACTAACATTGTTCCAAATAGCAGAATTGGCACTAACTGTGTCATAATTGCTATTCCAATAGTCAGCAGATGTAATGAGAGAAGATACAGAAGACAAAGAATCTACATCTAGTCCAGTTAGACCAGATAGACTTGATATATTGTTCCAAAGGTTTACATCATCTTCGGTAACACATATACAATCGTCTTCATTATCACAACAATCCTTCCATGGAGCAGTAACGTGTGCTACCTCAGTATCGTTGATTTGTGGATTCCAACGATGGGGCGGAAAGTGGTGATTAGGATAATCTTCGTAAACATCTATCATGTAGTATTTATGATTTTTGTGAAGTCGCTATCCTTCTTGGTTTTTGCCATCTTCTTCAGGTTTTTTCGCTAATGCTTCTATTGCTTTTACACATGCTGCCGCTTTCTTCAATGGATCTTCTTTAGATAGTTCATCTAATCTTTTATTGACTTCTTCATTATTTTCTTTCTTGATTTCTTCTATCAAATTGTTTACTTTTTCAACCCATTTAGTGTATAAGTCTTTAAAAGCTTTAACATCTTTATCTGAAGACATTAGATTTTCCAAATCTTCATCAATCAATTGTAATGCTGTTTTAGTAAGTTCTTCATAATTTTCTGTTGTATCTGCTTCTGTCAATATATTGAGTAATCGTTTTTGTTTCCATTCAACACTTTCTTTTTTGCTTAGAATAGCATCCACATATAATTTATTCTTTAACCATATTGCAGGTAGTATCTGGTTATTTATTTCACCACCGAGTACATTTGCAGCATTAATATATTTTTGTTTTATTTCTGGGTATTTTTCAAAATAAGTTTTTAGTTCTTCATTATATACTTTATTTTCATCAGCAACAGTATCAATCAATTTTATAAAATTATTGTCTTTAGCATGGTCTGATAATTTAACAACCATACTATTGATTTTTTCCTGTTCTTTCTTTATTTCTTCTGGTACTTCTTCATCTTTTAATGCAAGAACCAATTCAGGTTTTTCCTTAATTTCTTTTTGAATACCATCCAATTTGTTAAGTTCATCTTTGATTTCATCATATTTTTCCAAATCGCTATCTTCAAATTTCTTATCCAACAAATTTTTCAATTCTTTCTTGACTTTATCTAGTTCTTTGTTATTTGTATCTTCTAGCAATAGTTGTTTGATTTCTTCCAATACAACAGATTCCATTATACCGAGTTTAGACATTATTGCTTTAACATTGATGATTTTTTGGAACATTGGTGTATGTTCATCAACTTTATATTTGTCAAATTCTGCTTTATTGTCTTTAGTGTTTACGATTTTCCACAAGTCATTGTATGTGGCCTGTATTTTGGAATCAATGTCTTCCAATTTTTTAGATAGATTTTCTATTTCCACCAATTTGTCAGAATTACCATTTATGTTTTTTAGTTCTTCCAATTCTTTGGTTATATTTTCTAGTTTAGATTTCAATTCGTCATTGGTTTCATCATTAGTGTCTTCAGTTTGTTCTTCTTCAGTTTCATCATCAATGGTTTCTTTCTTGACTATTATTCCTGGGACAAAAATTTTCTTTTTTGGATCTTTAAATTCCAATTCAGCATTTTTTAATGGTGTAATGCCTTTTAATTCCAACAATTTACCAGAAACATTTTTAAAATAGTTAAGTATCTCTATGTACTTGTTAAATCTCTGTGTGATTACTTCGTTATTGTAAACAGATGTGAAATTAATAATGTTGGTATCTGTCTTTAAATTATCACACCAATTTTTGAAGTTTGTATCTATATTAGAATTAAATTGTATGTCTTTTGGTATAGCTCTTAATATGTTCTTTGTGGGTTCATCTTTAAATTCTACCAATGCAGTATTTAAATTCTTATTGACGTAATCAACAAGGTTAGACATTAGTTTTGTAGTATCTTCAATTAGTGTAATGTTGCCACTAGGTGTATTTAATGTATTCCAGCCTTCTTCAGTTTCCTTTAAAATATACTTTTCATCATTATTTTCAAACGAATCAACTATAATACTTAATTTATAGTAATAGTATGGCAATACATCGCTATACATCAAGTCATCAAATTTTTTAAGTATTTTATCTCTTTCTTTAGTTTCATTTGCTTCATTTAATTGATATGATTCATTTTGGTTATTTTTGTTTTTATACCAAGTATTAAATTCCTTAAGAAAATCATCTGTTTTTTTCTTAACATCATTAAATTTCTTTTTGCTATTGTCTTTCTTAAATGATGCTCTACCAAAATTTATTTTTGAACCAAAAAATTGTGATAATTTTGTTATTCCTTTAGACAATAGCATCATTCCTTTGACACCAACAACAGCCAATCTAGCCAAATCATTTTCTAGATTGTGTTGACTTGGAATACTATTCCCAATTTTATCAGCTACAGCACCAAGATTAGCAAGTCCTTTTCCTGCCCATTTTGCCAATTTTCCAGCACCAGTTGGCTTTACACCAGTAGCAGGATCTTTCCATTCAAATTCTGGTTTTGACATTTCTTTTTGCTGTTCTTTTATGCCATCTTGATAAGCTTGTTCGAATAGATTGTAATTATTTTTAAAATCTTTTTCGTAATCTTTTTTGATGGCTTTTATGGTTTCTGCCCTTGTTCCTTCATTTTCTAGGTCAGCTAGAGTATCATTACATTTTGATACAATTTCTTCATTTTTTTGTTCACGATTTTTTATACCATTTACTGTTTTTAAGGCTGCTGCTACATTGAATAGATCTTCTATCTCAAATAATTGACTTATTGAGTATTCACTATCGTCAGTTAATACATCTCTTGCCAATGCTTGAAAATTATCACCATACTGGGCACAACCTAAAGCACTTCTATAAGCCAATGTTCTACCCATCAATTTAAATTTATCTACATTATATTCTTTTACATCATTGGTCTTATTAGTAGTTTTTGACTTTGATTTATTTAAATTTTCAAGTTCTTTTTTTAAATCGGCATTTGTTACATAATATGTGTGGTCGCCATCAGGCTTAATCCACCATCCATTTTTTCCTTTTGAAAAGAGATTTAATAGTTTTTTATAATTCTTTTTATCATTGATTTCAGTTACTTTACCTGTTGAACCATCTCTTACTTTTGAAGGATCTTGTGGGTCAAGTTTAAATACTTCCCTGATTTTTAAATCTTCAACATTCTTATCTTCTGCTTCATTCAAAGAATTAATCAAATATGTGTGTAAATCTACTCTTTCCATAATGTATTTATGATAAAGAAAACAGTGCCAGATACAGCACTGTTTCAAAACAAGGAGTTTTTGTTTTAGACTGGATTAATCTTCGTCTTCAACGAAATCGTCTTCTTCTTCGGCAGTTTCGTCATCTTCATTGAAGTCTTCGTCATCAGAACCAGTGAAATCGTCATCTACAGGTTCATCTTCTTCAGTTGGCTTATAGACGATATAGCCAAGTCCTTGGAGAAGATTGATAGCATCTGCTTCGTCTTCTTCTAGACCTAGATCTTCGTCTTCTGTGTCAATCTGATCTTCTACTGGAACGAGTTTGGCTCCGCAGGAAGGACATACAGGATTGGCGAGGTCAAGTTCAAGAACTTCTTCTTCACCAGCTTCATCACTATTTTCTTCATCTGCAGGAGCATCGTCTACAGGGACATCTTCTTCAACATCGTCAAGGATTTCAATGTCTTCTTCATCTTCCTTGAGGTATTTGCTAGCTTGTTTAATGTAATTTTCAAATAAATCCATGTTTTTTTTCTCCTAATTAGGTTTGTTTTATAGTATTTATAAATTATTTTAAATAATAAAGTTTATTATTAATGAATTCAACATATTTTGCTGGTACAATGGCTTCCCAATCGTGGTCTGATGCATTTATGAAATCATATATGGTTTTTCTATCTTCCTTAGTGAATGTATCATTAAACTTTCTTTCTTCAATAGGTAATTCTTTAACTTCTTTCCACCAATCCCAAAACTTTTTGACAGCATTTTGAGCAGCAACTTTCATTTCTTCATATACTTCTTTTTGAGACTTTTGAATAAATTCTATTACTTCGTCAGCAGAATAAAAATCTTTATTTCTAATCGTTTTGCCTCGTACAGTATAATATGCTTTTCCATTATTGGATATAGTTCTTTTGGTTACATCTGCAGTAATAATCAAATCACCATCGTCAGTATGAATTTTAATGCATCTATTATAAGGGTATTCGTATTCAATACCATTTTCTTCCAATGCAGTTTTAAGTTGTTCTATTGCATCGTCTTTTAAAACCATGACGTGATAGTTATAAAACCCTTCCGCACCAGCACCTTCAAGAATAAAGCCATTCTCATTCAAAATCTGTTTTGCTTCGTTTAGATTCATACTAATACCTATTATAACATTCTTTGATTATATCATCAACCTTTTCTTCAAGTTTTTTCATTAAACCTTCTATAGTTTTTGACTTACAAGAACCACCTATTACATCATGAAGATAACCATCTGGTGTAACATAATCACAATTACAATGGTATTTGCCATCTATTTTCCAAATGCGGACATAAACAGGAATATCCCAAGATACAGTTATTTTTATTCCTTTGTTTTTTGTTAGTCTAACACCTCTATATCTTTGTTTTAATTCATCTATAAATTTAGTTTCTTCATCTGGTGTTAAATCTATATCAGTTGCTTCTGTAATATATCCAGCATTCTTCAAAATTTCTTTTGCTTCATCTAATCTCATAATTTATTCCTTTATTTTGTAAACATTCTCAATTTATCGTAAATTTCCATTTCACAGTACCAAGGATTAATGGTAATACCTTGTTCTTTCAAGTCATTTGATAGTTTAGTTGCTGCTCTCTTACAAGCCCTTCTCAATTCTGGTGAAGTATATTCAAATCGTTTTAAGTATTCCAATGGTATATTACCATATTCGTCTACTTCGGGCTGGTAGTCTTCCAATTCTTCTTCGTATAGTTGATCTGCCACATCTTGAATGGCATTTTGGATATATGACTTTTCCCAAGATTCATCCAATGTTGATTGTTTTGTGGATTCACCAACAAATTCTTCTGTTTCAACATCTTTGTTGATTACTTTGAGTTTCTTTCCACAACAAGGACAAACTGGATTGTTAATGTCTATTTCGTAGGCAGTAGTAGGTTCTATATCCTGTATACCATTGTTGACATCTACACCAAGATCTGCCAATTGGTTAAGGATATATCCATTATCTTCAAGTATCTGTTTTGCTTCATCTAATTTCATAATGTATTTATAATTTTCTCAATTAAAATACTTAATAAACAGTACTGCCACAGTACATGTGTATTGTGGCTAATAGTATGGGGTTTTATATATTTAAAGAAATCTGGTCAGGAAACGTCGTTTGCTGACAGTAACTTGCAAGTTATTTGGTGATGAATGGTGCTACCAATAGTCCTTGTGGATTCTCTTTGCTTATTACATTATAGACCTCAATTTGGTGTTTCGGCAATTCGTGTAGTTGAATTACGCCAGCTCTCAGTTTCAATTCCATACGCAAACATTCACATAGAGCATAAGCATCAATAATATCTGATGTTGGACTAACACCTTTTCCACTATCTACCTCTGGTAAACTGCTCAAGTCTGGTTTCTTTTCTGTCCACTTATCAAAAGCATCCCTCATACCAATCTTGTCACTCAATCCATAACCAGAGAAAAACTTCTTGTTGGAATTGACTGAGTACAGACGCATTTTCTTTCCAAGTTCCACCCACTTCAACTTGATGTTGCCTTCAAATTCTGCCAATGAGAAGATTTGACCCATTGCTGCAGATTTTCCATATGCAAAATCTTCGACCCCGGACATATTCTATGTCCTTAGTCCATTCCATTATCTTATCTCGCATCCAGTTATATTTTGCGTAATCGCTATTAAAATCTTTGTTGTTGTAATACAGAATATGGTCTTGCTCTACTTTCTTTTTATTGGTAAAACCGTAATACTGGACATCAAGTATATCCAATGTCTTATCATCTAGTTCTTCAACAATTATTCCGACTGCTCGAAATAGATAAATCAGCTCCGTGCTATGAACATTATACCTTCCTATCAATAATCATGCTATACTGCTTACCCTGTAGATTGTATTGTAGTTTAACAGCACTATCAAAATTCTCTATATCTTCAAGAACCAAGTGTTGTGGTGTTACTTCTGTAGAAGTTTCCTTGAATATACGCTGTATCTTTTCTACAGTAGAAGGGGTAAACTGTTCAAACATTATTGGTGAAAGTTTTTCTTTCAAAATTTCGTTTACTTCATCAATTTCTTTAAACATACTTTTATACCTCGCAATTATAGTTATATGTATAAAATAGAAAAATCAGGATTTTGATTCCTGATTTTCAAAAATTTGTTTTATAGTTGAACTTTAGAAATTTTCAGCATTTAAAGCAGTCTTAATGTCTTTTATACCTTTCTTACTAATCTTATAATATCTGCGATTATTGATAACATCAGAAAGAATATAATCAGGATTTTTAGATAACCAAGTTCTCATATTGTGAACTACCATCACCCTAAAGGGTGATAGCTTCATTTTCGTTGACATCTTTAGTTTTTGCTAAAAATGAATCGGAGGCCTGTTCCAGGCACTCAGCTCTTTGTGTTGAGCCAAACAATTTTACATTATTTGCAGCATGAATGTCCCTATCCATAGAATAACCACATTCACAATTATATGTCCTTTCATTTAAACTTATATTATTAAGTTTGCCACAATGAGGACAGTATTTTGTGGTTGGTTTCCATTTATCAATCATAAAAGATTGTGTACCTTTCATACTAACCAATTTTGCTTTTACTCTACCCAAATACGAATGTTGAATAGTTTTACTACAAGTTGAATCTTCTTTCCATTTTGATATTTGTTCATCTTGGAAATAAATCACATCATAATTCTTTTTCAAATAATGAATGATTTTATTTGTTTCATCTTGTTTTTTATTACTAAGATGTTCGTATTCTTTTCTGATTTGATTAATAAGTTTGTAATAATGCTTAGAATACTTCTTTTTCTTATCTAGATGTTTTTGTAGATACTTTAGGTATTCACTTTCTTGCACTTTACAATTTAACTTTTCTCCATCAGATGTAGTTATATTATCTTTTATACCAAAATCAAGTCCAACCTCTTTATGTGTTGGCTGTCTATCTTTTTTCTCCTTTTTATTTAAACAAACAGTTACTTTTATATAAAATCCACTTGGCTTCAATAATAATCTTCCATCTGCAATTTCATAGTCTTTTAATTCTAGTATTTGATGCATGCCATATACTTTTAAATTTTTAAATCCTGGAATAGTGATATGGCTATTATCTAGTAATCTAATTCCACCAGTAATTATAGGTATAGAATTATATTCAGATTTAAACTTTAATTTACCTACTTTAATACCTTTTCTTTTTGCTTTAGCCAAATTTGTTATATTAGTTTTTGTTTGTGCAACAATACCTCTATGTAAAAATACAGGTAAACTTATTTGTTCTTCTATATAATTTTTATCTTTATCAAATCTATGTACAATTTTATGTTCCAAATAGTTATAATCAAATATATTTTCCGTATTTTCGTCTTCATTTATTTTACTCAAACTTAACATATCGTTATATACCCATTTTGCTTGAATAAAATAATTTTTCAGTTTTTTAAATGTTTCTTTATTGGTTTGATGGCAATTAACTTTCAATTCAAATACTTTAATTACTTGATTTTGTCTCCTTAATCTAGTTTCTATTAAGGAATTTCGTATTTTATTCTTTTCTTCTTCTGTTAATTGTTTTCTAGCCATATATTGTATATATAATAATTCTATTTGACTAATATAGCATTTTTAATTTTTTATGTCAACATTTTTATATATATTTTTATTATGCTGCCTAACCACTAGCCTAAAGGCATAGTAGCTTGCGTTAGCACTCACTTGTCATAATCACTTACTTCTACATCAGTATAGCCAAGTTTAGTCTGTATTTTGTCTGCTATAAAATCCAATACTGTATCATTACTATATCTCATTATAAAATCTCGTTATATTTATAACTTTCAAGTCTTTCAAATGTCTATGCCTTACAATGTACCATAATGTTATAAATTCGTCAGACCAACCATCTGGAACATAGACATTTTCACTTGTTCGTGGACTATAATTTTCAACTTTGTATGTTATCGCTATCTTCATAATACCTGTATGAATTTACATCTTCAACTGTTTCTACTTGTTCTGGCAACAATAGATGTTTTTTCTTCTTCTCAATCATTTTGGCTTCAACATAGTCTTTAATTGTGAAGTTATAGTAACAGTATTTTAGACATCTACCCATTCTAATCAACAATAGATGGCATAAATGGTGTGCTTTGACTGGAAGTAGGACTTTATTTGTTTTCTTGTTTGAACCACCCTCACTTCTTGGAATGATATGGTGTTTTTCAAAATACCTTTCATTAGACCAATAGTTATCTTTTCCAAGTTGAATTAACTTGTCATATAACTTTTGATAATCCAAATACAGCTCCTGGTTAAAGGTTATTTAAGATTTTCTTTAATTCTCTAATGTCTTTTGTCTTTAGTTTTTCTTCATCATAGCCAACTGTTGCAGCCATAATCTTTTCTATTAATTCATTCTTAATCAATTCTCTTTGTTCTTGACGCTTTCTATTCATCTGGTTGTAACGATTACGATAGAAGTTATAGTCTTCTAGAATGTAACCATTTTCTTTTAGAATTTGTTTAGCTTCGTCTAACTGCATACTTTCATTTACTCCATTTTTCAATGCTATGATTTTCTTTATAAAGGCACCAAAGAAAGGCATTGATATAAAGTTTCCGAACTTCCAAGTACCCCATTGGGCACAATGGTAATGGTTATATTCATAATAACCTCTATCTTTTGCCCAAGCAATAAATTCGTTTATCCATTTACCCCAGTCACCAACTTTTACATAAAAATCACTTCCTTCAGCAGCATGGGATGGTCTAGCACATCTTGGAAGTGATTGTGCTACAAACATTGATGGATTAAATATAAGTTCAACAGATCCAGTTGCATCACGAAATAATTTAACTGTAGTGTACATTGAACTTTCTTCAATAGTATAATTTATTTTATTTCTTTTAAGCCAAGCAATGATTTTCTTAAAATCTATATCCATAAAAACCTCTCTATACTATTTATACCAAGTATTGGTTTTCTTCCAGTTATGTTCCAAATATGGTTTTAATTCTTCTGGTGTCAATATATCCAATACTTTAATTTTCTTCAAATTGAAAATGTAATAAGATATACCTTCGCCAAAAGAATAAGATTTCCAATCATTATTAGCTGATGCTAAAAATCCCATTTCATTTGAGATTACACCATCATATCCTAATGATTCTACTGTTTTTATAAATTCGTCAAAATTATGCATACCATAAAAATATTTAATAAATCGTGAGTAATCTAATTTTAGTTCTTTTAAATGTCCGTTGTAATCTTTCTTACTACATTTGGTAATACCACTCAATTCTAAGGCTTTATCCAAAAATAACTTTCTATCATTTTCGTCTGTTAAATCTAATAGATTTACATCACTATTCAATTTGATTTTATATACACACGATTTGCTTTTCTTATTGAGAGAAGTTACAATTTTATGGTTTGCCCAATATTTTGCTGGTCTTTTACAAGCATAATCTACAGCCATTTGTATGTCTGGTGTTAGCCATATTTGGTTTTCTTTATTATAGTCAATACTTAAATTCCCTGTTCTACATCCATGATAGAGAATAAAGTCTTTCTTTACTTCTTTTTCAAGCAAATAACCATTATCAGCTAGAATTTTTTTGGCTTCATCTAATAACATTATTTCTCCTTATTATTTTGACCTAAATTCAACAGATACTTGTTCATTACTGTTCCAGGATCTTTCATGATTATGTCGCCATTGTATTCAATGTACAATGGAACTGCTTTGTTCAAAATTCTGTATGGATTCAAAATGTTTTTCTTGTTGTAGTATCTAATGGCTCCTTGGATTCCCAATCCAGCACCAAAGTTACCAATCAGTTCTTCTGCAGTGAACACGTTTCTAGTGTCAGCATCCCTAAAATGGGTCAATTTGTCAAATCTAATCATGAATTCAATTCTGGCACCAAATGGTAAATGATGTAGATTCAATGCTTGAAAACAGTTTAAGTTTTTGGTTGAAGGTCCAATACAATATATCATTGGATATAGGTCATATCCAGGAATACTGTCCTTTTGGCTATGATATTCAAAAGTATACCAAAAACCATTGACTATTCTGCTCGTTTTCTCAAAATTCTCGTTCATTGTTGATATATTTATGATTTGTAACCAAAAATTTACATATTTTTATCAAAAAATCGTTGACAACTGCACTTAAAAGTTCTATATTGATCTTAGAAATTAAACAACGAGGTACAAAATGGCAATTATCCACACCAACGAAAACGATAAAGAAATCACCACCACCTACAATGGTATGGTGGTCGCAACTGGCCGTGAAGATGTTCAGATTATGTCTGATGTCTGGGAATTATGGTCTTATGGCCTCGTATATGATGTGATTACAGACAAGGCCACTAAAATCTATGGCAAGGCGGAGGTTGATGCTAGCCCGGAATTGAAGAAACTCTACAAGGAAAGTGTAACCCGTTCTAATCGTCATATGGAAGCAATGAAAAAGTGGGCCCACCACAACCGTACCATTGAAGATGCCCATACATTGAATCTTTCTGTGAAGGAATTCAAGAAGCTCAAGAGAACTTACGATGGTCGTATGTATGACGGTTGTTGGGATTTGCTCAAGGTAAAGAAGTTCCGCAACAAGTTCCGTGAATCTCTCGCTACTCAGCTCCGTAATTGGTTGTGTGAGAAAGAAAACAAATATCCGTTCCCGTTCTCTCACAAGCAGGCTGAATTTGTTATGCCGTATTCTCGGTGGTAGAATTTAACCTCGTTGAAACAAAGGGACCTCGTTATGGGGTCCCTTTTCTGTTATTTTTCTTTTTCGTTTAGTTTATTCTAAATCTTCAATAGATACATCTAGTTTTTTCATTAGATATTTTATTAATTTAACTTTATCTTCAAATTCAAAATCATCTACAGAATCAATTAAATTATTGGCCTCATTAGTTATTCCAACTTTTTCTTCATGTTTTTGAATTTCGTCTATAATCCAATCATTTAATTTTTTAATGTCAATATCAACAGTATATGTATCTTCATCTCCATCAGAATTTGTGTCTATGCCTGAAGAAAAATCTCCAATATATTCTCCATCTTGTGATAAAGACCAAACCGTATATTCATCATTTAGTTTTAGTTTATATTCAAAATTAGAAGTACGAAATTCAATATAATATACTCTATATGAAGGAATATAACCTTCTTTATTTGAATCTATATCATAATGTGTTATAATATCTTCATCATCAAATTTATCACTTAATTCTTCCATAACTTCTCTTGACCAATAAAAATCAAAAGGATTATTTGTTTCGTAATGATAAGCCATATTTTATCTCCTTTTCTATTATTTCTTCTTTTTGCTAGATTTTTTCTTTTTCTTTTTCTTCTTTTTACGCTTTTTGGTAGATGTGGCAGTACTTGTCAGTACTACACCCAAGGGCCAGAGTCCGAAAAGGTGGGAGTCTATGTGGTGGTGGAGGAGGTGCGTGTCTAGGGCCACAGGGCTGGCAGCGTCCGGCGAGGGGCTGGTTCACCCAATCTCATCATTGGAACTGCACAACCATCCATTGAATGTGGTATGCCTTGATCTGCACCCAATGGTGCTCCGAACACCCATTGTAAAATCTTCTTCAAGCAAATCATTGTCCAGAATCCATTCCACCAGTTCTGATGGACTATAGTCACCATTTGCCCAATTGTCTTTTATAGTTTGCATCAAGTCCTTGTTGGCTAGAATTTTCTTGTATTTCTTTTCACCAATCTCAGGCAACATATATTGGAACAATAGTTCTTCCTTGAAGTCCTTCAGATACTCATCAAAAGAATCATAATCACTAGCCAGTTTGTCTTCTAACAAGTAATCATTATCATTTAGAATTTTCTTTGCTTCATTCAAATCCATTATTCTTTCCTCATGTCTGTATCTCTTTCTTCAATCCAGTCCAAGATTTTATCTACAGTTGCTTTCGCTATTGATGGTTTAGTAAATTCTTCAAAAGAATTCTTGTTGATGTTTACAAAAATTCCTTCATTTTTTGCATCCAAGTTAACAGCAAAAACATTCTTGGTCTTTGGATTCTGTAAGAAGTAACCTATTGGATTGGTTCTTTTTACGATATAGCCAGCATCCAATGCTTCATAGATTGTTTCGTGTAGAACATTGGCAACTCTAATTAGTTCTTCCATCTGCATCAAAGCAGTCTCGTCTGCTTCAGTATTCTCTACCAAATAACCATTCTCGTTTAGTATGTTCTTTGCTTCTTCTACATCCATAGATTCTCTCTGGTATTCAGCATGTCTAGCAGCATTTCTTCCTTTCAATACTTCGTAGACATAATAGCAATCAGATACAGTAGCAGATTGTTTGCTTGTTCTCCAGTCAGTAGCAAGATAGTCTGTTTCTTCCCTATTATCCCTTTTCCAATCTAGTCCTTCATCTTTGATTACCATCTTGATATGGTTTGCCACCCAAATCTTTACTTTGTCATCTGGCATATCTTCAAATTTGTTTATTGGATAATTTTGTATTTGGAATGCTTCATTTACCAATAGGAAAACTTTGTTTCCTTTCTTTTCAACATCAATATAGGGCCAATAGCCTTCCATTGCTCTTGAATTTTCCCACATGCCATCACTCATTTGACCGAAAACTGCTTCAATGATGTCAGCATCCAATTGTGTTTTCAATCCTGTGTCAATCTTACGATAATTATATATCCCCATATTTTAATCATCCTCTTCAATTGTCTTGTACAAGTCATTTTCAAGCAATTTAACAAGTTTCTTTGCCATCTTCAAAATAAATCTAGTTTCGTTTACAACATAATCTTCCATTTCGTCAGTCATTGTCTGTGGTAGTCCTTCCTTAGTAATTTTAATGGCAGTCCTGACATCGTTCAAAGCACTACTATATTCATCCAGGTCTTTCTTGAATTTTTCCTTTCTCTTTAGTTCTCTTTCTGGGTCAACATACTTGAATCCTGCTTCATTCAATATATTTTTTGCTTTATCCAAATCCATAGATTCTCCCATGTGTTTGAATTTCTGTATATCCTTAAGGTGTTTTTCTGCTTCTTCCTTAGTCTTATGGGAACTGATGATATGTCCATCCTTGTGGGAAACAATCACCCATTCAGCAACTTCACCTTTTGAATTCTTATGTCCTTTTTGATGTCTAACCATTAATGAACTCCCATCACTCTAAAGAGGGATAGCTTCTTTTTCGTTGACATCTTTAGATTTCTCTAAAAATGAATCGGAGGCCTGTTCCAGACACTCAGCTCTTTGTGTTGAGCCAAACATTTTTACATTCTTTGCTGCATGAATGTCCCTATCCATAGAATAACCACATTCACAAGTATAAGTTCGTGATGTACCAATATCATTCAAAGTACCACAATTAGAACAATACTTTGTAGTGGGTTTCCATTTATCTATCATAAATGTTCTATTACCATTCATACTAACCAATTTAGCTTTTACTCTACCAAGATATGAATGCTGAATAACTTCGCAATTATGATCTGTATCTTTCCAATTTGAAATCTGTTCATCTTGAAAATATATTACATCATATTTTGAAAGTAAACTGTGAATGATTTTATTTGTATCATCCTGTTTCTTGTTATTCAAATGTTCATATTCTTTTCTAATTTGATTAAGTAATTTGTAATATCGCTTAGAATACTTTTGTTTTTTATTTAAATGTTTTTGAAGATATTTCAAGTATTCACTTTCTCGCACAATACAATTATACTTATCCCCATCAGATGTGGTAATGTTATCTTTTATACCTAAGTCTAATCCAACTTCTTTATATGTTGGTTCTCTTTTCTCCTTATTATTTAAACATACAGTTACTTTAATATAATAACCACTTGGTTTGCATAAAAATTTTCCATCAGCTATTTCATAATTATCTAATGATAGTATTTGGTGTAATCCATATACTTTTAGATTTTTGAATCCAGGAATGGTTATATGGCTATTATCTATAATTCTTATTCCACCAGTAATTATAGGTATAGAATTATATTCAGATTTAAACTTTAATTTACCAACATTATAACCCTTTCTTTTTGCTTTAGCCAAATTTGTTATATTAGTTTTTGTTTGTGCTACAACACCTCTATGTAGAAATACAGGTAAACTAATATTTTCTTCAATATATTCTTTATTTTTGTTAAACCTATGTACAGTTTTATGTTCAAGATAATTATATTCAAATATATTATTATCTTCTTTCTTACTCAAGCTTAACATATCATTGTATATCCATTTAGCTTGAATAAAGTAGTTTTTCATTTTATCAAAGGTTTCTTTCTTTATCTGATGACAATTAACTTTCATTTCAAATACTTTAAGTATTTGAGATTTTCTCCTTAAACGAGTTTCTATAATACTATTTCGTATTTGTTTCTTTTCTTCTTCTGTTAATTGTTTTCTTGTCATATATTGTATATATAATATTTTTTGAATTAAATCAACATTTTCAATTTTAAGTCAAAACTCTTGTTTAATTTTAAACTTTACTTACTGACCACTACCCTTTAGGGTAGTAGTTTGCGTAAGCAATTAGTCACCACTCCAGTTTCCATTTGGATGATCTTTGTAATACCTTGCTTGGTCTTCAGCAACATCATCAAAATAAGCTTTTCCTTTTTTCATTTCTTTTTCTACCAAGTCCTTATTGTCATTCAACCAGTCTCCAATTTTGTTAATGTTATCAACAGATAGTTCTGCTCTTCCGCCACTAACCATTTTAAGATCAGGAATATCAGACAAATCAAGGAAAGCACAATAGCCACTCCATTTGTAGAATGTTTTATTTGCCCAATCAACATTTATCACAAATGCTTTTTCAAAACCAGGCCAGCTACATTCATAATCTGATTTAACAGAAATTAGATCTGTCTTTTCTTCAATTTCTTTCTTTGTGAATTCTGTAATTTTATCTCTTTTTTCTCTATATAGTTCTTCAATGTTTTCAGATCTATCTACTTCAAATCCTGCTTTCTTTAAGATATATCTTATGTCAAATTCTTGTTCTTTACATTTAGAATAAACTTTATAAAATTCACTTAATGTATCATATGTAAAATCTTCAATAGGCATTTTTAAAAATTCATCAAATTTTGGATATAGTTTATTGTAACTACCAATGAAACTTGTCAATGCTTGCCAATCAGAATTCTTAAAATCTTTCTTGGAATATATTTTACCATCTACAATAAGTTGGGCACTACCACGATGTCCTTTGTAATTGTATTCTACATCTACCTTTTCTATTAGGTAGCCATTATTCTTTAAAATCTCTTTTGCTTCTCTCAATAACATATTATTTCTCCTTATTCAAATTTCGCATCAGGTCCTTTCAATTGCCAGGAACTGGTCATAAAATCTTTTCTAGCTTTGGTGTATTCTTTGTGGTTTTCTTCTGCAATAAATTTTACTTCCAATGCATTGAATGATAATAGTTTTACTTTTACGGCACAACATGTCTTTATGTCCTTTACCATAGTCATATAGATTCCATCCTTTTCAAGAATGAATCCATATTTCATTTTATCACTATGACAATTTGGACAAGGTTCTTTCATTATTGTTCCTCAAATTCACGCAAATCAGGCTGTAATCCAACTTTGTCACAGGCTTTCTTAAATTCTTCAATGCTCTTGAATACTCTAACACCATAAGTTGGACTTTTTACATATTCACGATAATTAGTTTGGGCCTTTCTTTCACCAGCTCTTTTTAGTCTAGCACGAAATTCCTGTGCTGTTTCACCTTCGGAAACTGCCCAATACCAATTTTCGTCATCTCTTGAAGAATAACAGTTGCCACCATCATTGAAGATACCAAATAAAGTCATATCTCTTTCGTCTTCAACATCTATTGGGGTTTTTTCCATAGAAATTTTTACATTGTTGTCAGTAAATTCTACTCTATATCCTAAATCTTCAAGGTCTTTTTGTACATTCTTTATTAGTTCAAGTGCTTTTTCTAAGGTAATTCGTCTATATCTACTAAAACCAGGTCTACCTGTATCATAAGTATAACCTTTACCTCTATCATAGCCAAGTATCATAGTTGATCTTTTATCTTCTTCGGAACCTTTCACATTTCCAGTAATAAATTCAAAATTTGAACCAGATATATTTGTTAGTTTAGCAACATCAGCTTTCATCTTTTGGAAATCTTCAATGTTGGTTTTACCCCTGACTTCTAATAGAAAACCATTATCATTTAAAATTTCTTTTGCTTCATATAAACGCATATTATTACCTCTATTTAATTGAAGAAACCTCTGTCATCAAGTTCTTTACCAATCATGTAGATTTGATATGCAGTATTGTAACCACCAAGATTCATTACTTCTTCACCATCAATGAAAAGCATTGTTCCTTGGAGTTCAACATCCATTCCTCTACCAGCTAAGTAATCAATGTAGTTATTCAATAATTCATTACCATTGACAGATTCTACTAGATAACCATTGTCAATCAATACCTGTTTTGCTTCATCTAACTGCATAATTATTCTCCTATTACCATTTATTAAATACAAAGTTTTTAACATAATCAGTAAATTCATATTCTTTTATAAGTTGAACAAGGTTAAGTAAATCTTTAAAACTTAAATCATCTTCATAAATTTCAACATTCATATAATCATCGTAAGCACGGACTTTCAAATCTCTTGTTTTCAAAGTGAACATTATATCTTGTTCAAATTGTTCAGCAATTTTCTTATCAATATATGTTTCTATATAAAATGATGTTTCCATAATTAATGCTCCAAAATTTTCCACAATTCATCGTTAATCTTTCTTACTGCATATTGCCTTGCAAGAACACTAGCATTTTTAAAGTAATTCTGCCCACGGATGTTGTTCATTACACCCTTCACCCAACTTACAGTACTCAAGTAAGCAATTCTAGGGGCCAGCCATTCCCTCAATTTGAAGAATAACAAGTCTAGGTTACTAATGGCTTCATTCTCTTTTTGTGTTTTGGGCTTCCTAATTAGTTTTCCTTTAGCATCTATCAAGCCCATTCTGAATGCTTCTGTTTTCGTTGGTATTGTAGTCAATCCTTTAAGGATGACAAAAACTATGGCATTGTCTATCTCCCTGTTATGGGTAGACATGTTAATTTTTGCGTTCTTTTGCTCAAAATCAAGGACTACTTTCTTTGATTCAGACAAGATACCGTTGGCTTCCATATATGCAGACAACATCTCTGCATTGTTCACCAATCTATGCAGTCCATGTTGACTATTCGTGTCGGTTAGACTTTCTGCTAACCTTTTCCATAGTTTGTTGACTTGTTCTATTTCGTTTTCGTAATCCATTATACACTATTTATAAGAAAAGGCCCTATGATTGGGCCTTTAATCCATATATTTCATATCTCCTTATTTGGTTAGCCAGATTGTGTCTATTCTCTCGTCTTCTTTTCCTTCTCTAACTTTCTCAGGAATCCAAGGCATCAGTGTCTTATCTACTTCTGTAAAATCTGGTTTCCTTTCATAAGGTGACCATTGATCTTCTTTAACGATTTGGTCTGCAACATCAGGAAAATCTTCACAAATTTCATCCCAACTAATCCTTCTACTAGGTCTGTATTTTGGTATATCCATTTGCTAATCCTCCATTGTTTTGTTGGCCTAATTATATCTATACAAGATTCTACCAACAGAATTGTTGTATATGCTAATACCCAATTGAACTCTATCATCAGGATTTACTCTAATCCTGAATCTATTGTTTCGCATATTACCGGCAACAGTGCATCTAACAATTTGGCCGTTGTCAAGTTGAACATCAAACATGGCATTTGGGAAAGCTTCTATTACGGTGCCATCCACGATTACCATGTCTTTGACTTCTTTCTGTTTCTTTTCAGTTTTATCCTTCTTCATTAGTTTCCTTTTTTCTTCTTCTTCTCTTTGGTTGTTCTACTTGTTCTGTTTTTGTTGATTCATCCAATTCAGGCATAGTTACCATTTTGGGTGTTTCAACAGGTGGAACTTCAAATACTAGATTTTCTGTTTTCTCTGGTTGAACTACAGGTGGAACAGGAATAGATGTTTGTTCAAATACAGGATTGCTGCCGTGTGGTTCATGTTTTAGTTCTTGTGCAGGGTCAATGTCAAGCAACTGTGTAGCTACATCAAAGATGTTTGTTGCTTCATTCTTTGGTTCTTCTATTTCTTCTTGAACTGGTTCTTGAACTGGTTCTTGAACTGGCTCTTCTGCAACAGGAACATTCTGTTCTACAATCTGTTCAATTGGTTCTTCTACCTGTTCTTCTGCTTGTTCAATTACAGGTTCTTCATATTGTTCTACCACTGGTTCATATTCTGGTTCAATGTCTTGAATAGGAAGTGGCTTGACCTTTCTAACGGGTTTTCTTGGTGGAACTCTTCTCATATTCACTCCAGATTTCTTAATGGGTGTTTTCTGTTCAGGATACTGTAGTTCTTCAATAGTATCAAGTATCTTTTCGTCAAGTTTTTCAAGTCCCTGAATACCAAAACGATAGAATATAGTATCAACTTTTCTTTTGATTGCTTCTGTCAATGTGTTGGCTGTATTCTCAATTGTGTTTTCTGTCAACTGTTTCTTGCTAATTTGGATTGGCCTGTTGTATTGGTCAATTGGCATAGCATTTCTATACACTGGCTTTTGACGAACAACTGTTCTCTGTGGAACTTGTTGTCTATATACAGGAACTCTTTGCTGAACAGGTTTCTTTGGAATCACCTTTGGTGGTTCTGGTTCATAGTATTCTTCTTCGCCTTCATCTTCATATTCATACATCGCATTGTATTCTGGTTCCTGTTCAGGTTCCTGGTACATTTCCTGTTCATAGATTGGCTCTTCTACTACAGGCTCTGGTTCCCTAGTTCTTTGTTGTTTTCTTTCATCTTCTCTAACAAAATCACGAAAATTCATATTATATTCCTTTTAATAGTTATGGTCTATTATTTATATGAAGCTATAAATCTTCTATTTCACCATCATCATCTTCATCATCAAACTCAGTAGAAAATAGTTTATCTGGATTTAATGAGATTATATATCTGCTAAACCCAAATGTCTGTAAACAAGTATTCAAAAACAATTCTTCTTTTCGTAGAATTCTGTAAAAATGATCTGGATCTGAATGGCGAAGTTCCTTTAGTTCTTTCAATGAATCATTGTCACTAAAATAAGCACGAAAATCTTCACCCTCACCAATGCTTTCTTCTATCTCTGCTATCTTTTCAGGGTATTTCTGCATAATCATTGATAGTAGATACATTGTATCTTCTTGCTTATTACTGGAAGAAGACCCACAATCAATGTGTAGGTCTCTTGATTCCATTATAGCTTCTTTTATTTCTTGTAACGATTTAATCATTATGATAATACTACATCTATTTTGTCAATGATACCAAATTTCTTGGCTTCACCAGGTGTCATATAGTTATCATAACACAATTCTTTTTCAACTTCTTTAAGTTTCTTTTTAGATACTTTAGAAATGTATCTAGCAGACAAATCTGTCCAGTATTGAAGTTCTTTTGTTGTGTTTGCTATATCATCTAGTTTTCCACCAGTCAATTCAATTCCAGCTTGGTGAATCATTATTCTAGAAGATGGGAAAGCATATCTTTGTCCTTTTGTACCAGCACAAAGAATCATTGCGGCCATTGAAGAACAAGATCCAGCACAGATAGTTCTAATTATGATTCCCTTCTTCTTGAGCTTTTCAATCATGTCAATCAATGCCCAACCAGCATCACATTCTCCACCAGGAGAAGCAATATACAATGTGATTGGTTCTTTTGTTCCATCATCATAGAAGTTCAATCTTCGCATTACTTCTGTAATAATACCCCATTCAATAAATCCAGTCAACCAAATGATTCTATTGGCAACATAATAGTTATTCCTTAGATTGTTGAAAAAATCTGGAATAATCATTGGATTCATTTGTTGGGCATTAGGTGGGACTTCTCCGCTCTTGTAATGCTTCCAATTGTTCTTCTGTCAATTGTGCTTGTTCGTCATCTTTCTTCTTTGGTGTCTTTTTAACAATAACCTTTGGCTTATTTGGCTTCTTTGTGCTTTTTGAAAAGATTGACATAACTTTCTCCATTAAGATTAAATACGTGCTGTTGATTTGGTCTTATACCATCAATTTCTTCATCGTATATCACTTCAGGTTTACCACTCTTGATTTGAATACCGATTACCACAAGCCAATGAGATACTACCAAATTGTTCAATTATTCGGAATTTCTTTTCTGCATTCCTAAGTTTAAATATACCAATGCCTTTGTCTTCATTAAGGAATGTATATTCTTGACCAGATTGATCTTTATAAATTTTTCCAATTTCAAATTTAGACATGATTTAGTATTTCGTCCTTCTTGATTGCTTTATTTAGTTTGTCAAATACCTTTACTTTCCATTGGTCAATCTTGAATTTTTCATCTTCAGTCAATGTATCGTAATCTTTTACATAGATTTTAGCATAGTCATCAAAATTCATTTCAAGATCTTCTAATACAGAACATACTATAAGTCTTACGAATTCATTAGTTGTTACATTCTTGCTGTTGAGTACAAGTGCCATTGTCATTTACTCCATAGTTGTCTACTAATTTTCTTAATTCTACACAAAAACCGTCCTTATCAACCATATTGTCAGGTAAAATGTTAATTGCTCTTTCTACCCAATCCAACATAGTTGAAGATTTGACGGTTTTTGATTTATCAAATAATTCATTTGAAGATTTAATCATTTCCAAAACCGCTTTCATTGCTTCAGAGTTCTGTACAATTTTCAACATTTCCTTCTTTTTATTAGGAAGTAATTGTTGTGGTTCTGGGAATTTCTTTTTATGCTTCATATTTGAATTAGTTGTTTTCTAGTTTGCTATAATCTTCCCACAATCTATTGTTAATTTGATCTGCAATATCCTTGCTAACAGGGAAGAAATATGACTTCTTCTGCTTGTTGCTCATATTTCGTGGATATGAGATGAAACGAGAACTACCATTGTCAATAAGCTTAATACCAGTCAACTTCAAAGCATCATTGAATACAAGCTGAGCAATAGCAACACATCCACCCTTTCCATTTTCAATAGGTAGAATTTTAGTTGATGTAATAGTTAGATTTTCCATTTTATTTTTCCTTTTTCATTTTTTGATTGTTAAAATATATTTACATTATTTTTGAATGTCAATATATCGTTTCTTAATTTAATGTGTCTGCATAACTTTCCAAATCATCAATTGTTTTTTGAAAAGCATCAGGTAAAATAATTCCACCATTACAAACTAACATATAAATTTGTTTAAATGCAGCTTGTATTTGTTGGACGGGCTCTGTATCAATGACCTTCAACATTTTGTCCTTTATATTATTAGGGACATCAATGTTTGCTGTACATTCATTGTTTTCGTCAATGAAGTTTTTATGAAAATCATTTAGATACCAACAAAGTTTTTTGACGTCTTTCTTTGGTGTATTTTTATCTTCATAACGCATGGCATATTTCCAAGCATTAGATAAATCACCAATCAAATGACGTGTAATCTCAATAGCTTCTAGACCACTTTCGTGTGTTCTATAATGTATTGGTGTGTTTACTTCTTCTTCAAGTGTCTGTGCCATATTAAATAGCATCCTCGTTCTTCATGTATTCATTACTAATTTTATTATTTATTCTCTTTTGTTCAGCCGCAGCTTCTCTAAGCTTTCGTTCTGATTCAATTTCGTATAAAGCGTCTTTTCTTTTCTTTAATGCTGTATTTATTCTATACGGCAAAAAACCTGCAATAAAAAATCCAAAAAGAATTAGACCATACTTCAAAACACAGGCACCTATTACTAGTGCCATGTGTTGAGTATATTGTCCTGCCAATCCAAAACAAACCAAAATATAAGCATAAAGAATTATACTGATAACTGTAAATGTTGCTACTTTCCAATTCATTATACTTATCCTTTTTAGAGTGTTTCGTCTTCGTCAAGAATCAAAATTGCTTCTTCAGCATTTGGGCATACGTATAGTTTTTCACCATTGATTTTAATAGGTGTTAGTACACCAACATTAACTAATACGCGGTCTCCAACTTTTAATCCTTTTGGAAGTGGTTTGACTTTTCCTATTCTTTTGTCATAATGGCCTTCGCCAAGATTGACAATTTCGAACATGGAATAAGCAATTTGAACGATTCCTGGGATATATAGTCCACCTGCAGATTGGGTAGTTAAATTTCGCAATATCATTCTATCATCTAATAGCTTCATTTAACACCTCACAAGTTTACTGTACATCTTCATCATCTTCAACAATCATTTGAATGCTGCTTTCAGGAACAACATTGTATTTTGTCTTGATGCCAGTCTTCTTATTGGTAATTGTAATTTCAGGTGCAGTAGTAACATCAGCAACCACTCTATCACCAACCTTTACATTCATTGGGATTAACTCACCAGTAAATACATTCCATTCACCAGGACCAACAGCAACCACATTGAATATGGCTAACCCTTGCTTGGCTAATGGTGTGATGATTCCAGCTGCAGACTTCTTTTCTTCACGCTGCAAAAATACTTTATTACCTGTTGCTTTCATTTGCTTCTTCCTTAGTCCAAATTACTTTATATTCATTCGTTGCTATTTCTTCTTCAATCTTTAATACGAACTTTGGATTCTTGTATGATTCCATCAATTCCTGTGTGTAACACATTGATTGAATGGGGTCGCCATAAGGTACCCCATTTTGGTCGCAACGAAACTTCGTAATACGCCAAATGCTCATATTATGCCATTACCTGCTTTTTGAGATAACGAGAAAGATGAACAATGGTAGCCTGAGATGCACTCATGGCCTTCTTGTTACGAATGATCTGTTCAGCAGCCATACAAATTTCTGCTTCAAATGAAGTCAAAGGACGAAGATGATTCTTCGCAACCTGAACATGACGAACATTCTTTACAGTAGTACCAGTAACCTGCATACGATTACGGGACTGAATGGTGGGGCTGGTGACTTCGTAAGTGAGGCCATCGTGTGTATTAAGTACATAATTGCTAAACATATTTTATACTCCTTGTTAAATGTTTAATGTTTAGTTATGTTTCATAATATAGAAAACAAAATTGTTCATAAAAATTATTTTAAAAATTTTTGAACTTCTTGTTTTGTTTTCTAATCATTAAATAATGTTCCTAATTATAGCAACAAAAAAGGCCCCATATTGGAGCCTTTCATTTTTTAATTTTTTTTGTGGAACTTTACTCAGCACTCAAACCCAATTCTTTCCAGTTATCCAATCCGGCAAAACATACCTTATAGATTGAATCAAAGGTCCTGAATGTGGATTCCTTACCGCGGCGCTTAGGATTATTAACAAATTCGTCAGAACACATGTAGTCAAATACTTCTAGTTTTGTATCTTCGTCTGTAATGTCCTTTCCAATAGTTCCCTTAGAATCAAATGTCTTGTAGATTTTGATTCTAGACAAGATAGTTTCAAGTCTTTTCATAGTATTCTGTGCAGCAATTATAATGTCAATGCAAGTACACTTGTTCAATAGTTCTGGTTCAACCTTAATGATTTCTGCTTTGCTCAAATTGCTAATGATTATAGTTTGTCCTTCAAATACGAAGTGGTTAGGAATTCCTTCTTTGCCCTTATTCTCGGCAGACCAATCTTCACAAGCCTGCTCAATGGTTTCGTTATCATCCAAATCAGTAGTATCTACGAACTTCTTATCGTTCTCTTTCCAGTACATTTCACCAGAATCAACCAAGTCCTTAAGAAGTTGAACTGATTCAGCATCCTTGAAAATACCATCACAATCTTCAAATACAACTACCTTATCACGGTTTTCCCATAGTGTAGTGTAAATGTCTTCTGCTGTGATTTTTCCTTTGATCTTCACCCAAGTCTCATTCTGTTTACCAACATCATTAAGTTCTTTCTCAATGTTGTAGTATTTTCCAATGGTTCCTTGACCAGTAATCAAGAGAGAAGGCAATAGACCTTTGGCAGTCATTGTAACATAGTTATTGATGTCATCAAATACCAAGTCAGGATCTGCATATTCAGTTTCTTCTAACTGTGTTTCGCCTTTCTTGATGAACTTAGAAGATACGATTGTTTCCTTGGCACCAGCATTTACTTTGATTCGTTCATCATATTCTACTGTTGTATCTTCTTCATCAGGAGAATTCACGAACTTTCTTACTGCATTGTTCTCTGCACCAATAGCGTCGGCTATCTCAGATACACTACCACCTTTGGTGAACAAGTGCTTTGTAATGATTGACTTAATTTGTAGTGCATTGAGATTCGTGATCTTCATTATCTCTTTAAGTTCAACATCGTCTTCATAGAGTTTCACCACTAGGTCGGCCTTATTGAGATAGATTTTACCATCGTATTCTACTTTATGCTCAGTAAGCATGGATTCTTCCAATGGTTCTTCATTTTCTTCAGTATCAAATGAATTTACATCCTTAATGATTGCTGCAATGTCTGGTAGAAGTTTGGCAAATGTAGATTTACCTGGTTCAGCATCATCAACAGTAATTTCTTTATCTGGATCTGCTACAAAATTCCAATCCAACCAGAATGAGATAGAATGAAAATTGTTTCCTGCCCAGTTTATTCTAATGGCAGAACTATCTGTCTTACTAGCAAATAAATAGCCAAAATAGTTACCTGTAGAATTGGTAAAATTCTGACCATCTATTTCTACATAGTCTTGACCAGTTTTCTTACTCAAAAAATCAATGATTTTTACAGATTCCTTGTATGCATCTGTAGCACTATAGGATTCGTTTAAAAAAGAAGCAAAATTTTTCATATTTTTTCCTTTAAAATGTTTTGTAGTATTTATAAACTTTATCGCATTTTAAAGGTTCTTATCAAATTTGAATTTTTCTTCCCATTTTTCTTTAAGAGCTGTTTTAACAGTCAAAGGCATATGTTCTAGATACATTTTGGCTTCTCTCGCACCAATTTCATATTCCTGACAACAAGCATAAATCAACAGTTTTTCGTCTATTTCATCTTCTTTCTTTTGTTCTTTCTTCTTATATGCTTTGTAGTCAAAATAGTGTTTTCTTCTAGGGTCTATCAATCCACATATAAAATTATAATGGTCTTCGTTTGATAGATTATATTTTGAAAGCATTGATATGATTTGTGTATATTCTGGTCTACTACTCACGAACCTGTTGACCATAAATGGATTCCACATCTTTTGCTGTTCTTCTGTCAAGTCTTTCCACGGTGTCTTAATAGATTCTGCCAATAGAATCATATCATACAATGATGTTTTCTTTTCTTCAGGTTCTGCATTTGAAGTCTTCATTTATTCGTTCCTCTTTATAGTCAATATAGTATTTTTTAAAACCATATACGATTTTTGGAATTAATTTTGTAATCAATGGTCTGTGTAAGTTATAATCAAAATTCACACCAGAACTTTCTATCAAGAATTTTTCACTATATTTTATATTTGGTTGTATATACTTCTTATACACCAAATTGTTATAAAAATTATCAAACGATATAGACTTTTCAAAAAAGTTGAATGAGAATATAGGTATATTCCTATAGAAACCAACCATCTTGGCTGGTATGCTATCCTGATAAGTTACATCAAAGTTTATGTCTAAGTAATCGCTCTTGAATTCGTCTATTATTTTTTGTGTCTGATTATTCATAGAACTTAGACAGTCTAGATATAGGCCATTCTCCATGTACTTTCTTGTTCCATTTTTCATAGAATACTTTTCGGAGTTCATTGAAGTTCTTTGAAGGAACACCACTACTCTGATGTTTAACAACAATGTCAATGGTTACTACTTTCAATCCTTTTTCAAGCAATTGTAAACAAATGTCACAATCGTAGAAATGGTATTCTTTCAATCTTTCATCAAATCTCAAACCACCTTCAAATACTCTCTTTGGGAAAAACATACAGCATCCATCTACAGTTGCCATATAGTCATGTACACCTGGAAAATCTTGCATTGGGTATTCAATCAATTCAACCAATGTTTCTCCCTTTTCATTCTTGATTTCTTTACCATTCTCGTCTTTCTTTGGTCTAATTCCACCTTGAATGATATACCCAGCACCATTCAATTCTCTTCCTGGTGCCCACCAAGTACAACTATTCTCCAATTGAATCGTTCCAATCAAACCTGCACAACCAACTGTCTTGTCTTCAAATAGCTTGCCCAACTTGTAATCGCATACATCAATTCCTTTCCTAATTTCAGAATCTTCATGACGAAAACAAATAATAGGATCATCTTGTTTTAAAATGATCTTCTCAATGGCATAGTTATATTTTTCAGACATTGAATTCAACTTGATAGTCTTCTTCTTTGTCTTAATTTCGTTAGGAATGTAAAAAATCTTATCTGTATCTACTTGGTTCTCTTTTCTCTCTTTAACAGGTATGATCTGAATCATTTCAATTACTCCATATCTCTTTGTATAAACTTTATTTCCTGGTTCACATTCGTATATCCAATAAGTATATCGTTTGCGAAAGAACTATAATCAGTTACAGTTGTGTTTGGATCTTTCCACAATACCAATTTCGCAAAATGGTAAGAACCTTCCAACATTCGTTCTCTTTCTTTCCTATCAATTCCTTCACAAAATCTATCAACATCTATTGGTAATTCGTTGTATGTGTTAGCACTATTTATAATAGAAGTTCTCTTTTCTTCTGTTATGTGCTGAGGGAAAATATAGTAAGTCAACAAGCAGCGATTTTTCTGTCGTTCTATACGTTTATTGATTTCATCTCTTGGTAATGGCTTATCGCCAAATGTCTTTAGGAATTTATCTACTTCCACCCAGTCTGCTTCATACACATGACCCATCTTAATGAACTTGATTTCATTGTCAATATAGCCTACTGTAGCTGGCAATGCTGTTCTATCTATAATTTTTGCTAGTATGTTCTTTTCTTCAGTTGTATTGACATCCACAAAATACAAGTAATAACTATTTACCCATTCAACATCTCTCTTGTAATCTCTACAGATTGAACAAGAATCTGAGCTGAAGATGTAAACTCCGGTTCTTGTAACCGCATTACGAAGTTTTCAAATGCTATCTTTTGTGAATCAAACATTATACGCAACCCATCAATTCAAGAATACATGCTGCAATCTGTAATGAAGGATCCGAAGAAGTGCCACATCTAAACTCAAATTCGGCCAAGGTTATAATCACCTGTGATGGATTCTTTGTTTTCAATGGCAAATGCTCAAATAGATTGTGGAAAAAGTCAGTGTAACTCATTCCTTGCTGTTCAACATAGTTCCTAATCTCCGCCAATTTCTTCTTTTCTACTATCATATTTGCCAGATCATCACCAACATCCTTGAATGATAGAATTCCTTCGTCAATCTTTCCATATACTTGTGAGTATTGTTGTATTGTAGCAATGATTTGACGGATAGAAGGAAAGTATGCTTCACATAGTTTTGGTATTACATCTTCGTCAAATTCTACCTTTTCAAAATTTAGAATACCAGCAATTCTCTTTATGATTTCTGGCATCAATTCTTCTTTGAACTTTGACATATTGAAGTCAAATACTTGTGTTCTACCTTGCCTTAATGCAGGAATTATCTTCGCTAAGTAATTACAGGTCAAAATGAATCTACAGTTTGAAGCATATTCTTCAATAAAAGCACGCAGAGCCTTTTGGAATTGTGGTGATAGACCATCTGCCTCGTCAAGAATTACAACTTTCTGTCCACCAGAGAAGGACATAGTTTGTGCGAACTCAGCAATCTGTGTTCTAATTATGTCAATGGAGTTTTCAGACGAAGCATTGATGTAGATGTATTCAGCACCCAAATCATGTATCAATGCCTTAGCGAGTGTAGTTTTACCGCGTCCCTGGTATTGGAGAACACAGTAATAAATTTGGAACATTACCTGTTTTTACAATGTTCTTAAAATAATTTTTATATTCTATTGGAAGCACTATATCTTCTAGTGTAGTAGGACGAAAGTGTTCTACCCATAGAGAACTACTTACTTTAGCCATTATTTGCCTCCATTCTTTCTTTTAGCTGCTCTACGCTGTTCTCTATTCTGTGGCAAAATCATTTCACTTGGCTCTCTTTCAGAATCATATTTTGGAAATAGACAAGAACAAGCAACTGGTTCACCTGTATCTGCATGGCGACCTAGATAACCTCTACCGTGGCATTTCTTACAATTTGGCTTTGGGTCATTAAGAATCAAGCCAATTCCTTCTGCTGCGGCCTTAATAACCTTGAGCGGATCCATTTCTCTCAAATTCACTTCTTGTTCTTCGTCTTTCACTAACATTTTCTTATCGTTCATATTTTATTCCTTCTAGAAGTCCTTTTCCAATTCAATGAGTTTATATTTATTTTGTAGTTCTTTTATTAAAAATCCTGTGTGTTCATCAAATGACTTTATCACATTCTCCAATGTAGCAATTTCTTTTAGATTCATTCGTTTTGGTTTAGTTTTTGTGTGCTTTATGAACTTCATTATTTCATTGAATTCCCTAACAAAAATTCTAACTATTTCTCTTTTAAACTCACTGCTTTTATTTTTATCAAAAAGACCATTCGTGTATTTGCTGTCCATCATAATATAAGTTTCATTATCGCTCATGTTTAAATAAATTTTCCAGTTACCAGTGAATCTTTTCTCATAACAAAAAGCACCAGCATAGGTGGTATATTTTACAAATGTATCTTCAATGTATTTTCTAGTTTCTCTAAGCATTTATTCAAAATCTTTTTCTATTTCTTTTTTCTTATTTTCAATTTGCCATTGCTTATACTTTAGTTTCATATCTTCAGCCATTTTTCTAACAAGTTCCCAATACTCTGTTTCATTCATATCTATTATTCTATCTGTCAAGTCACTCATTTTCGGCTTACTACCCAATGCTTCTTTGACATAATCAACCAAATTTTTATTTTCGTTATCCATAACAATTAAATATAGAAAAAAGTTGGCTATTATGGTAGCCAACTTAATTTTTAATTTCCTTTATTTAGCTTTATGTTCTAACCAATAGACTAGGATTTGTGGCATAGTAGAACTTGCCATCTCTATCACCAACCCATAATGCAGCACTCTTGTTTCCATTCACATCCATTGAATAGCCAATTTCATTCATCAACTGTGTGGACTTGATTGCTTTATATTCGTCATAGTCTACTACTTCACTTGCATTTAGTTTCTTGGCTTTCTTCAACAAGGTATATTTGGAATAGTATTTCTTTGTAGATAGGGATTCATCCAAACCATCTTCCAATTCATCATCTACTTCTTTCTTCTTTTTCTTCAAGTCATCAATAATTTCGTCTACTGTATAGAAGTCCAACATGTCTTTTACAGATTTCTTTTTACGAAGTTCATTGTATGCTACTTCATACTTTACACCAGTTTCGTATGCCCATTTTGCAGCAACTCTAGTGAGTTTCTTTTTCAACTCAGAAGGTGAAAGCATGGATTCAGTCAACTTGGCTGATTCAGACATTAGAGCACTAACGATTTCGTATTCATCCATAGGTCCTTCAACAAGTTCATGCAATTTGGGATTATCCATCAATTCATCATAAACACTTTCAATGTCTTTACCTGTTTCTTCTGCATACACTTTAGCTACTGTATCATATTTCTTCTGGTAATCTTCTTTAGATAGTGATTCTTCTACCAATCCCCAGTTTTCAAGATTTGACAATTGATCTTTCAATTGTTTATTGTAGACTGGCTTGATTTTCTTGTCTTCAATGGATTCAGTCAAATCAACAATTTCATCAATGTAGTTTTGAATGATTTTTCTGTCTTTGCCTTTAGCAGCTTCTTTCAAACGATTGAATTTTACATGGAAGTCACCAAGTCTTGTAATGTAGTCTGTAGATTTTGTGCTTTCCTTGAATGTTTCAAATTCCTTCAATGTATAGTCAAAAATTTCTTGGACATCCTTATTGAATGATTCCAAACGAACACCTTCGGCCTGTTTATGGGCTTCCTTAATCATTATTTGACCATACTTTACATAGTCCTTTTGGATCTTCATTACAGCCTTATCCAAGTCTTCTGGCTCGCCAGTAATATAGAGTGTATCGTCTTTACATTCTACTTTCAAGTTAGGGAATACACCAGTTTCAATTAACTCTTTCATACCAGTATAAGCATCTTCTGCTACAACCTGACTATCATCCTCTATCCATTTCAATTCAATCGTTTTCATTAGATACGCTCCTCAATCCATTCAATACATTTGTCTAGTTTTTCATCTTCAAAAATTTCTCTGTCACTAAGTTTTTCTGGGTTAATTTTCTTTACCAAGTATTCCCAGCCACCAGGATAAATTTCAAATCTAAAACCATTGTCAGCAAATAGTGTTACACAGTCTTTTGTGATCTGGTAATCACCTTCAATCTTGCTTTTAATGATGTCTGCCAATTTCTTGTTTGCTTTGTAGTTAAGCTCGTTGGTCTTTCTCCACTCAGATTCTGTCTGTGGTTCTTTTTCACCAACTACACTTCTCATTGCTCTTTCGCTCCAACTGGAACTACCTTTGACTTTCTTTGTTTTTGGTTTAAGTTCAGTCACAGATTTTGCCCATGATGGTGTTTGTCCTTTTAAAATTTTCTCCCTATCCCAGACAGAAAATATACCTTCTTCAGCATCTTCTTCTGCAGTACTCTCTAGAATGGTGTAACCAGCATTTTTTAATAACTTATATGCTTCATTGAAATCTTCTACATCATCAATTTCAATCTTTCCACGATTCTTCCAGTATTCAGCAGTGCCCTTATCCAATTGGTCTAATAGATACTGACAAACTTCATCAAAAATCTTATGTAATGTCTTTGTGTTGAATCCTCTCTTGAACACAATCTTGTATGTGTCATAGAAGTCCTGAATGTTCAAGTCAAATATACCAGTCTTACCAATATGGAACTTTCTATTCAATTCGTTTGTACAGTACACATAACATTCCTTGACTTGGTTCTTGTCAATCTTTCCTACTTTGGATTGAACAATGTTATCATCGTCCTTAGCCAATGTTCTAATTGTCTTTATTACATCGACAGGAAGAACAAATACAGGACCGGCAGTCATATCTCCACCACGCAGTCTGTTTCTTTCAATTTTTTCCAGTTCATCTACAAATTCATCATTATCTAAGTTATCCATAATTCTCTTAAGTTCTTTCTGTAAACCATCTGTATTGATTGGTGTCTTAATGTTTTTGTCAGATAAATTCTCAATTACTCTTACAAAATAGTAATAGTATTGCTGGAGAACTTCAACTGCTTTTGGTTTACGAAGGAATACTACCAAACCATCAATAGTGTCTTGGTCTAGTGGATATGGTTTACCTGCTTTCTTTGCTCTATGCCAATCCCAGAACTTTTGAATCAACTTATCTTCTTCTGTTAGATTTGAACCACCTTTCTTGTATGGCTCAAGTAATCCCATAGCAAACTTATAATACTTACCAAATGTTTTTTCCAATGTTTCATCTGAAGCATTGTTAATAAACTTTACTAATTCAGCATCTGGTTCTACATTATTGCCTTTCTTCTTTTCCCTATACCAATCCCAGAACACACTAACGATTGCTGCATATGGGTCAGCTTCTCTAGCTTTGGATTCATGCCATGGTCTAACTTTATTATCCCATAATTCTTTTGCTTTTGAATTTAACTTAGATTTTCTACCAATTTTCTTTGTCATTAAATCAAAAAATTTATTAAAACTATAATTTGCTCCATTGAAGTTAACATCTGGGATTTCATTATCAAATTTAGATTCAATATATTTTTCTACAGCATTTATTGTCTGTGGCCCTTTGTTTTCTAAAAATCTACCTATATAATAGAATACATTAGCAGAATCTTCATCACCAAATCCTGTAGGAATATCAGTTTCTTCAGTAGCTTCGTTCAATTTACCCATTACATATTGCTTAAATTCCAACATTATTTCTTCCTCGCAAATAAGTCCACCTGTTTAATGCTATCTGTAATCTTCTTTTTCAAATCATTCAATGACAACTTCTGTAATTCGGACTGTTTCCACTGTTTGACCTTCAATTCGTAGTTTTTCGTGTATTTCTTCTCATCCAAAGTAATTGTGTATTCTGTAAAATCCAATCTACTAATCAATGGTTCTCCATCTGCATCTAGAATTCTGACATAGTCTGGTGTCAAGAATATATCTTCCAAATCCAAGATTGGGTATTCGGCAGTTTCTGTCTTGTATGTAATCTGTAGACATCTATTGTTTTGCTTTCTGTATTCTATTAGAACATGGTCATTTTCCAAGGACTTCACCCAGGAATATATCTCCTTGATGTCCTTGTTCCATTGTTCTTCCATTGCTTCGTAATTTTCGTTGATAAATTGTTCAAATCGCATATTATATTTATAAAAAATTGGTGGCTTTAAACAAGCCACCAATTATAGCACAATTTTTAAAAAATTATAGCTATCTAGACAAAATCTAGACCTGCTTTCGCCACATTGTAGTTGTTTATGGCGTATTTTTCCAAATCCATGTTCTTTGGAAACTCTACACCAAATGTATAGCCAAAATTTTCCATACCAGGACTAAGTCTATTTCCATCTTCTAGCCAATACATCCCACATAGAGAAAAATCGCTTAATTCATATGTTGTGATGAATGGGTCAGATGAAACAAATATATCAAACAATGGTTTCTTTCTAGTTTCATCCCAATAAGTGAAAATCTCGCTAAAATCTTCAATAAGATCAGATTCTCTATTTTTCTTGGCTATCTTGATGAGTTTTCTATAACTATCAATGGGAATTAGTCCTTCTCTGAATTTGGCTGGAACCTGAAAATATAGATTTCCAGTCTTAATAATCCCATCAAGATTTTTTCGTGTAATTTCCATATTTAAAAATCCTTTTCAATGGCAGAGATCTTCTGTTTACTGAGCAGATTCTTGTAGAGCAACATATACTTATCCATTAGTTTCAAACAAATCTTAAGGTCTGTTCTTGTGTAGTGCTTATAGCCACTAACAGATTTCGTGTAACCCTGTAGATAATTGAACATTGGCCCGATAATTTTCCTATATTCCTTGCAATGAACAGGAAATGCTTTATCTATCAAATCACTCATTTTCCTAGGTACAAAGTATGCAGACTGCTTTTCCAATTCATTTGGATGCCACATTATAGGATGTTGGTTAATGATTTCTTTGAACCGCCAATTCCATTTATCGCTATAAACCATTTATTAAACCTCTTTTACCATTAAATATAGTTAAAACTGCACATTTTGGCAACATTTAAACCATATTTTTATGTAAAATTTTGTTTACACAATAAGGCCACAGTAAGTGGCCTTTAAACGAGATTTTTCATTTGTAATGTAGTTTATAGTTTTCTATCTAACTGAGACGTACTTGAGAAGATCTTCGCAGGAATCCACTATTTGAATTGCTCTTCTATTTTCTGTATTTTGTAGCTAGATTCTATTTCTTTCATGATTCTCTGGTGGATATAGTCAGTTCTCTTTAATAAATCTTTTTCTAGATTTTCCAAAGCATTCATATTTTGATTCATTCCATCATAAACAATGCTATCATTATCGCTACACAAAACAAATCTCTTCAAATACACTGTCCTTTCATCTGTGTCTGTATTTAACGATTTTCTGTATGTGCTATAATCCATATAACCTAAATCTAAATGGATGTTTTCTTCATCATTCGTATCTGTTTTTATTGTAAATGTGACTTCTCTGTGACATTCTAATGGTTCATATTGTCCAGATTGATAACTTGTTGGTTTTTCAAATAACAATTTTGTGATTTTGAATGTGTTGCCATCCAATGCTTTTTGAAAATATGTCTGATCTTGATAAATTTCTATGAAAATCATATATACATACAAATATAGTTTTTATACACAATGTTTCAACATTAAATGTAATAGATAATGTTTAATGATTGAACTTTAAATTAACCCACGCCAGTTAGCAAAATCTAACTGTTATTTTAATGGAGAAAACGAACATGGCAAAGAAAAAGAAAACCTATGCTGAAAGGCTAGAGAATTATAATAAGAGAATGAAAAATTTCAAGACCAAGTTTACCCGTGAAGAACTTGATAGATTTGGAAAAGGAAAGAACATCCGTCTAATACCTCAACTATTGAGATTGTGGCTTGTATTGAACATTAACAGATTCATTGAGATTGATGAAATGATGAATTCCTATGCTCAATTTGAGAACGAGAAAAACAAGACATCCTGGACACCATTGCTTCAAGTAATAAAAAGAGAATTGTGTCACGATAAGAAAAGGGCTAAGGAAGATATAGAAAGGACCATTAGTGACCTTTCTGCTGGTAGATTCCACTTCTACCATCTAACACCAATGGAACAACTTTATACTTATGGTGTTGATGGTTATGACCCAGCAAACTTATATACAGAAGACATCGGTAGTGTAAAATGGAACACATACCAGTTGATTTCTGTGCTTAGACAGTTGAAGTCATGGCTGAAGACTGCACCAGATTACAAGTATCCTGCAGAAGTATACATGGAACTTGATTAATCAAAATCGCTAGATAGATTCTTGATTTTTAACCATTGGGCCGCTTTCTTCTTATTGAAGATGGCGGCTTTTGCTAAGGTCCTTAGACAATAGTCTTGCCATTTCTTTATTTGTTCTTCAGTAAACATATTCACAACAGGAATTTCAAAGAACAAATGTGAATGATAGATAAAATCAGTCAATTTGTAATCCCTTTTTCGGATTTCTCTCATGTCTTCTCTAGGAATTACATCAACCCAAAAATCAATGGTAGAATAATCTTCGCCATATATCCAATAGTTCAATTCAACACAGAATACACCTAGTTTTGACAATTCGTTCATGTCTTCTTTACAGCGATTCAGTGCATACTTGCTTGCAAAAATTTGGATCTTATTGAAAATCCTTCTCTGATTTTTGAATAACTTTCGTGCTTCTTCAAGTTTTTCTTTAGGAATTTCTATGAGCATCTTCTAGCCATTGCGTGGTTTTATTATACAATTCATTGTCTATTTTTATAATTTTCAACAAGTAGTTCTTTAGTTCATCAATGTCTACGAAGTCTGTTATCTGTTCACCATATAGAATTTTGAATGATTCAGATGTCATATTCCAATTATATAAATCCAATGACCAATGTTTTTCATTCTTACCATTGTATTTTATAGTAATTCTGTATTTTGACCTAGAGTATTGTGCTCCACCAAATAGATAAGAAAATAGTTTTATTTTGTTGGCTTCCACAAGTTTTTTCTTTTCTTCATATTCTTGTTTTGACATACCATATTGTAAAACATCTTCCAAAAGAATTTCTTTATGGTCATCTACATATAGATCTTCTCTTTGTTGTTCTGGATTGTTTGACAATTGTAGATTGAATTGAATCGGTGTATCAACTCTGTCAAAATCATAGTATTCTTGAATTAAAAATTTTACATTAATGTCTTTTATATTTGAGTTAATCTCTGATACAGCACAATATACATCATCAAATTGGATTTTTCTTAATTTTTCCTTTATTTTTACTTGTTTTTGTATTGTTTCGTGCTTGTTCTTTAATTCTATAATGGACTTATTCAAATGCTTTATAATTTCATCAGCATAACCATCAATTTTATACCAGTCAATCAAATCACCAGTATACTTGTATGTCTGATAACCATATCTTCTAAATCCTCGTGTGGTAAATAGCTTGCTATTACAATACGTATCACAAGCATATCTCAAACTATTTTTATACTTTAGTCTTCTTGGACTGCATATAAACCAATTCAAATCTATTTTATTAAAATTCTTTTCAGCAACAAATCGTATATCCATATCAAATGGATTTGTTTTTATATCATTGGTGTATTTAATGTTATAAGACAAGTAACAAAATTTGTTTGTATCTGATTTGCTCCATATCCAATCACCCATGCTCTTTGTATATAGAGCAACTATAAAACCTTTCTTCTTGAATGGCTCTGTCACCTTGTTAATGAGATCTTCAATTTCTACAGAATACTTATTGTATAGATCTTCTTTGTATTTAATGACAAATTCTGTATCAGTCTGGTATTTATTTTTGTCTGTATCTGGAACTGTATCAGTCCAATCTATTCCATCAATGTATTTTTTCAAATCATCATCTAATTGTTTGTTGATGAACATAACTACTCCATTTTGCTACAAATTAAATCCACTATTTCATCAAAATTCAATGTTATATTTCCATATTCAACAGTAGAAAATTTCTTGTTAATGATGAATTGGTGCCCTGTTTTGGTGTTGATTGTTATTTGTGTATCTTGAATACTTGAAAAACTTTCAATTGAATTAAGACTTACATAATTCTTGACAATTCCACAAGAATCTTTTGTTGTTATTTTAATATGGTTCATAGTGTAGTAAAAATAAAAATGGTTATTGAATTAGTCAATAACCATCGCATTATATTTTGTATCACAATTTAACTGTTATCTTTCTTTACAAACAAAGTCATCATAGCAAATCCAAACAAGTACAATCCACCCATTACCAAATACAAGTCAGAACCAGTAAACACATTTGCTAGGACAGGACCTATTATACCTGCTATTCCCCAGCCAGACAAAGTCATCGCATGGACTGTAGATACACATGAATCACCAAATCGTTTTGCCAATAGACTTGGTAAGCAGGAAAAGTTTCCGCCCGTAAGCAAATTCTACCATTAGAATGCCTATCAGAGCCAGCCAAGCATACTGTGTGAAGATCATGAAGGATGCAAGTATACCCAATGAACATACCCAATGATATGCTGCTTTTCTCCCTATGGAATCACTAGCTGTGCTCATACCAAATCTACCCAATATGTTGAATATGGCAGTCAAGCTCATAATCAAAGCAATCTCAGTAAATCCAAGACCAGTCAACAATCCTTTCTCCTGTGAAATAATTGCCAAACCACAGGATATGTTAATACAGAACATTAACCATACAGAAATGTATTGCTTTGTTAGGAATGTGTACTTAACTAGGGTCTTAATAGGGATAGCAGTATAGACCGTAGAAATGAACGCTGGATTTGGTCTAAACAACCACGAACATACACTCATAATGAGCAGGAATGTCCCAGCAAGGACAAGGAACATAGTAGGTAGAGATACCGCCGTAAGTAAATACTCAATGGCTGGAGCAGCTACGAACTTACCCAATCCAAAACCAGTAATAGCCAAACCAGATGCTAACCCCTTATGATCTGCGAAATTACTGAGCAGTTGCTTAATCGGTGAAACATAACCAATACCAGTACCACAACCCATAAAGGAGCATCCAACATAATACAGTGGCAACAAGTGGAATTGGAGCGAACAGAAAACAAGTATCATACCAATAAAGAACAATATGGTACTGATACAAGCCATTCGTTTAGGGTTAAGTTCTACCATTCTACCAAAAGTGGCAGCACCCATACCCAGGAAGAAAATGATTAAAGTAAAACCAATGTCAGTTGAGAATTTACTTATATCAAACCATTCCATTATGTTTTTAGCATATTGGGAATAGTTATAAACTGTGCCAAGACAAGTTGGCAAGAAGATTCCGTGGAATTAAAATGTTAAGGAATCTATTTATCTTTGTCATACTTAACCTTCATAATTGTCAAAATAATTGTTAATAAAGTAGCAATACCATAGTTAAAATAGATTGGTATTTGCCATAATCCAGTAACATAATTCGTATAGAATACAAATACTGCTGAACACAGATTACCAACAAAGGCCAATACAAGAAACCCTCTTGAAATCTGATTGGCAGATTTTTCTTTATAACATTTTATTACTTGTGGTGCTAAATTTATAGCAAATGCTGCTGCACCAATTATACCAAATAGCCAACAAATCGTACCTATCATATTACACTCTATTTATTAGAAGTCCTTGTTCAATACTTTTATTTTCTTGTTAATTTGTTTAATCTTTTCTTTTCTATCAAATTCATTCCAAAAATCTTTGTTTTCTTCTTTTTGTTGAATGACTAGATCTTCATATTTCTTTTTAATTTTATTGAAGTGTAGAATACAGAATTTTTCTATCTGTTCATTTGTTTTGAATTTTGAAAATGGAACTTTTATGTATTCTCCACATATTTTATAGACCATTCCACCTTTCATTGTTCCTACCCAATTATCATGCTTTTTCAAATATAAGTCTGGATAGTAATAGATTACTTCTTCTTTAAAATCCAAATCAACTAGAATGAATCTATATTCGTCAGTATATAAACCATTTATAGAATAAATGTATTGGCTAAAAAGTGTTTCGTGGTAGTCTTTTTTAATGAATCCAAAACCTTTATTTGTAATAACAGAAGTTTCAAATGTCACACTATTTCTACTATTCAATACAATCTGTGGCTTTGTAGGGTATTTAAAACCATCTATAGATTTCTCTATATTATCACAAATTTTTATGAAATCTTCTCCAGTCATAATGAGAAATATAGCAAAAGAAGGACTGTTTTCCAATCCTTCTTGAATTCAAATGTAATTAAATTAATCTTCTTTATCTTTTGGCTTCTTTTCGCCGTGGACTTGTACGTAGCTTGCGTAGACTATTGCTATTGTGAAAACTATTGCTATTAACACGAACATTTGGTTCTCCTTTTAAATGGTATTCTTTTCGTTTGTCCAGTTCTTCATAATAATTGCTTAAACCAGATTCATTCATCCAAGTAATGAAAGTAAGTTTTCTCATGCGAAAAATTCCTCAAAATTTCCAACATCGTCTTGATTGGATTTCCATGATTCTGTATTGAAGTCAAAATAGTTGTGGACTAAAACTGTTCCTTCTTCACCAAGTTCTTCCTTGATTACTTCAAGACATTTTTTCTTATTTTCTTCAGATACTTCCAATAGTTTAAGTTCTTTGACTATTTCTTCCTTGGATATTCCTTTTTCAAGTTTTTCTTTGATTATAGTTCTAACAAAAATTTCCATACCAGTAGATTCATCATTGAATACTGTTGGTAATTCTTTTACTCTATTTTGCTGATGATATTTAACAACGTATGCCATATATTACCTTAAAACAGATCTTCATTTATATTAATACTATTACAAATTATAGTTTCATTTTCAAAATTTAATGTTATATTTAAATAACCAATAGCATCATTTCTTAAATTTTTATTAAAATGGACTACATTAAATTTTAATCCTTTTAATTTATTATTAAAATACTTATCATTAAAAATATAAAAATACTGCTCAAGTTTTTCTTCAGTTAATTCAAATTCATAGTCATCATCATCTTTTAAATGTGCTTCGCCTATATATTGTCTAAAATTTTTCATAATTTAATTCTTCTAAAAAATATATAGAAGAAGCTACATTGAAGTAGCTTCTATTCTATACAATTAGTCATTCTTTGCCTTGGCGATGTATAGGCTCAAGTCAATGGCATCATCTCGTATCTGCTTGAATTCCATAATACCGGCCTTAGACACATTAACCTTGAAGTTTCCTACTGGCAATAGAGCAAATCCTGTTGCTGGTGTAACCAACTCAAAATTCTCTGTTACAGCATTTTCAAGCTGGAAATCTTCGGAATAAGTATCACCAGTCTTTGTGGTGAACAATGTCAATGTCAATGTATCACCATTGAAAGCATATTTCATTCTGTCTGCACCAATCAACTTCAATCTAGCATTTATGGTCTTCTGCTGTTCTTCTGTCAAATTTACAACAGCATCCACAGATGGGAACTTGACCTTTGAGAAGGTTGGCTTTGTAATCACATCTTCATTAGCCAAACGATGCTTCATACTTGCATTTCTCAAAGAACTCTTGATATGAAGTACAACAGATTCTTCACACTGGTCATTGTTGTATTCAATACTCATTAGTGGAATTTCATTGAGCTTTGGGTCGCTATTGGGGTTGTTGAATACATTGTAGTAGCTTACAAGTCTGTTAAAATCAATAACAGAGAAAGAATTACTATCAAATTCAAAATAGTCCTTTGGGGCTTCTAGGAAATACACTACGGATTTATCCGGGGCTATTGCACGCACAGATAGTGTATCTGCATCATCTTCCTTCTTCTTGAAAATCAATTGTGGATTGATGGCTGCAAGTTCGCTCATAAGAGAGATAAACTTATCATTATATTTCATTTCTTTAATCATGATTTTTTCCTTTTGTGTTTAATTTGTTATACCAAATATAACAAATCTATTTTGTTAGTTATAGTTTTATTATTTTTTTGAACTTACATTGAAAGATTCCTATATAATATATTTAATTCTTCTAAAATTTCTTTTGGTTGATCTGTTAATTTATTAGAATTAATGTTTTCATCTATATCTGTTACTATACTACAAATGAATTTCATTTCAAAATAATTTTCATGATGTAATCTATCTATTGTTATTTTCTTCATATTATAGATTCCTTCATTATAGTGTTTTAAATACAAAATAAAGTAATCAAAATGCTGTATATCTTCATCTATAATTAATTCATACAAATCACCGGTATAATTTGGTAATTTACATTTACCAGTTTTTATGTACTTTTGCATCAAATTATATTTTTCGCTACCTATTTTCAATACAAATAGATTATCATTTATAAAATAAATTTTATGGTTCTTTTTATAGTTTTTTATAAAATCTTCAGTTAATTCAAAATCTTCTTTTTTGGTTTCTATGAATAATTCATCATAATTTTGTGTAAGTTTATCTGCCATCATTTTCCATTTTCCTTTATGATTCATATTATCTGATATACCCAATATTTCCAATTTTTCAGATACAGGTTCATCTATTAATAAACAATCCCATATTGTTTTATCGGGTTTATATTGTTCATTAACATAATAATGTACCATTTCATGAACTAATATATTTCTAAATTCTTCATATGAATGGATTTTTTCTTTATTTAATGTTATTGATATGCTTTTTATATTTTGATTTATATAATCAATACCAAAAATAAAATCACCATAATCTTCTTTTACATCTTCTACCAATTCTATTTTTATTGGTTTTAATTGCCCGCCAAAATACTTATCATTGAATTCTTTAAATCCTTTCAAAGCAACAGCTTTAGTTAATTCAAATGAAGTATTATTTTCATTTAATATAGATTTAAAATACTCTTTAATTGTTTTCATATTTCACTCACAGTACACAGATCTAATTACCAATTTTTGCTTATGAGCATATCTCTTTTGTATTTCTCTTATGGCTTCATTTATACTTGGACTTTTAACAATCTCATTCTTTTCTGTAAGAGATTCTGCCCACACATTATCCAGATAGCTTATCAAGAAAATATAAGTCTTATCCATTCTTGTTTTCCAATAATTTCATTTGCTTGAAAATCTCTTTATAGATATCTGTAATTTGATCTTTATAGACTGACAATTCTTCTGTATTTAATCTACCCAAAATCTCTTGTTCTCGTTCAGCATCATCTACATTGACTTTCATATACTTCTTAAGTTCACCAATTTTCTTGGCTTTGCTCAATCGTGTTTTGAGCAACTTGAAGATTTTGTCATCTATTTTATCAATGTCCCTGCGTATCTTGTTCATAATGTACCTTCATTTTTTGAAGATTATAAATCACATATTCTAGAGAAGTGATAGTAGTCTTCAACATATCCCAATCTTTAGGGTTTATATCAAATTCTCTACTTCTCCAGTATGTTACTTGTTTTTCTAACTCTTGAATTTGGTTATTTATTTCTTCTATCATATTAAAAATACTCTGATTTTCTATCTAAAACATATAAAATACCATTTACATAATATAAAGCATATTTTTCAATATACGTTTTAATGTAATCTTCATCATCATCAAATAAATTCTTCATCTTCTATATATGGATGTTCCATTGAAAATTCAGTAAGTTTTCTTTTTTCTTCTAAGGATAAATCTCTAAATGACCATTTGTGTTGCTCAGTTAATGCAACTTTAACTGTACCCAAGAATTTTGTTGTATAACATCCATTATGTTCAAACATTTTAAATTGTGTTTCAGTTAATTTATATCTATTTGCTTTTGTAAAATTATTAAATTTTATGAATAAGCCAAACAGATATGGATCTTTAGTTAATTCTAATTTATACCAATCACCTTCATACATTGGTATTTTACAAGTACCCCTTTTTATCAAATCATTACATTTTGTAAAATAAGGATCTGTTTTATCTAAAACAAATAATGATTGATTAACATAATATACAGCAAATTTATTTATATATCGTTTTATATAGTCTTCATCAACGATAAAATGCCCTTTATATTCTTCTATATTAAGTTCATCATTTTTTATATTCAAATCATTCGCCATTTTCTTCCAAAGTCCTTTATGTTTTTGATTTTCTGTTATATTTAAAATTTCATATATTTCTTTTTGATTTTTATTATTATATAATTCTTCTAATGTAAATTGAGTATTAATCAAATCCCATTGTGCTTGTTTTGGCTGCTCTTTTAGATTAACATAATTATGTATCATTTCATGCACTAAAACATTTCGGAATTCATCAGTTGTATGAATTTTACTTAAATTGATTATAATTTCTTTACATTGTATTTTTTCATTTATGTAATCTATATTAAATGAATGGGTTCCAAGAAATTTCTCTGATGGATTGTTAATTATAGTAAGTTTTGGTTTATTTAATAAACCATTAAAATACTTTTTATTAAATTCATCAAAATAATTAGATAATTGGTTTTTATCTAATGTAAATGTGCTTTCATTTAATATATTCTTAAAATAATCTTTTATATTTTTCATCATCTTTTTCCTGTAGAACCAAAACCACCTCTATTTATATCTGTCATTTTTCCTTCTACAAACTTAAGTTCTGGTTGTTTTTCCATAATTCTAAATTGGCATATCTTATCGCCCTTTTTAATTTCTACATCTTTTTCAAGAGCAATCGCAGGAAAATACCACCAATCACTAGGCCCACAGTAACTATTGTCTATGATACCCATATGATTTGCTTGTATTATACCAAACTTAGAATATGTTGAACTTCTAGGAGCAAGATGTGCTTCATATCCACTTGGAAGTTTCATAGCAACACCCAAATGGATTAAACAAAAATCTCCTTTCTTGATAATGTAATCATGTGCTGCATAAAGATCAATCCAGTCACCTTTCTCAATCTTTTTAAGTCTTGTTACACTATCATTTAGGTATTGTATCGTAATTGTTTTTGCCATATATTATTCAACAATGATTTCAAAATTATCTGTAGTAAAATACTTCTTTGCTGTTTCCACTACTTTTTCAAAAGTCATTTTCTTGTAAGCATTACCAATCTGTAATCTGCCCTTGTTGATAATCTTATCTACATCAGTATATTTGAAAATCTTACGATGTTCTCTATCAACTTCAATCTGACAAATGGTATCCTTATAACGATTCTTCTTCAAATACTTTTCAACATTGTCAGTGAATTTCTTGAAACCATCAATTAACTTGTCCTTGTTTTCCTTGTCAGTAGAAGCACCAAAGGTGAGATAACCATAAGTAATAAACTTGATAGTGCCATAACCAACACCATAAGTCAAATGTTGCTTCTCACGGATGTCAGATGATACAGGTGATTCAAGACCATTAAACAGCATATTCATAGCAATAGCCATAGCAGGATAATCGCTCTTACTAATGGCCTTCTTACCAATGAAGTTTACATCGCTCTTTTGATTCTCTGGTGCTGGTTCAAGTTCCAGTTTCCAATTCTTCTTGAACTTTGGCTTCTGTGGCTGGACTACAAAATTTTCATTCATTGGAATTTTTGAAAAATCTGTCTTTGAAGGACCAATTTCAATAATCTTTGAAGGTTTCTTCATGAACTTGTTGTAGTATGCAGTCATGTCCTTGTATGTAAACTTTTCAATGTCTTCTTTCTTACCAATGGCATTGTAATAACCATAATACTTTCTCATTGTATTTTCTGCATTGGCAGGGTCATTGAATGTATCACCATATTCTTGAAGCACAACAAGTTTTTCTGCTTCGAATTCTTCCTTTGGAATGTTGATACCACCCAAAATCTTCTTTACAAGTCTGCGTTTCCAATCTGCAGTAAAATACTTTTCCATTCCGGTAAAATAGATCTTCACATAGTCACTAGATGTAATTGCGTTCCAGTCAATGTTGTATTTCTGTAGTTCGCTATATTCGTCCTTGAATGTTTTACAGACCAAATGTTCCATTAGATGTGAAATTCCATGTTGTCCTTCCTGGTCAAACAAGCCGCCCATATTGTAAACGATTGTGAGGTTGGTCATCTTAATGTTGGACTTTGTGTAGTAGTATGCCATATTATTTGGTCTCCTTGTTATTCATGTAGTTTATAAATTCTGTTGCTTGTGACATAAATGATCCTATTCCTTCAGCAATTATAAAATTGAAAAATTCTCTAGAATCAAATGGATGTTGTTCAAAATCTTCTATTGTATTCTTTACTTGCATCTTGAATTCTTCTGGTATGCATCTAAACGAAACAAGTTTTGTATTCCTGTCAAACTGTTCCTGTAGCATATTCATTGAAATCCATTCATTCAATCCATTCTGATAAATCTTTGCGAAGGTTTTTGTACCAACACCTTTCTTCAATGATGGAATGTTGTCACTCTTATCACCACGGACAATCTTCTCCATCAATGCTGCTTCAGGATTCAAAATTTGTATGTATTCTTCCTTGATTGGATTCCATTGGCGGAAGTTCTTATAAGCGTGAAGTTGGTAAAAATCTTTGTCTGTAGATACCAATGTTATATCCCAATTGGATTCATTCATTACAGTCAAAGCAATTAAATCGTCTGCTTCTAGATGTGGTATGGTCAAGAATTGTGCATTTTTCATGCACTTCTCAAGTCCACTCAAAAATTCCTTGTTGATTTTAAAGAACTTATCAAAATCCACTACAGATGAAGCTCTCTCAGATGCCCTATTTGCTTTGTAATCTGGATAGATAGATTTACGCCAATTTCCATCCAACGATTCCTTACAGAAAATCATTCTATCTGGTTTGAATGTTCTCACCAGTTTTCGGATGCTCATTAGCATACCGGTCTTGTATTCTGTATAACTGACATCTGTTGGATCTGGAATCTGAGCAAACAAATGTCGCATACACAGATTATGCAGATCAATCAACAATACCTTTTGCTTCTCTTGTTCTTTCTCTATATCTATAAAATCATCAATCATATTACAACAAATATATTAAATTTCCTTATAAATCAAATACCTTTTAAATGATACAAATGATACTTTTTAAACTTTAAAAATCACCATTCAATCTGTCAATGTTCACCAGATTAGACATTTCCTTCTTTATTATTTCTGGGTCTTCGCACAATAGGAATTCAAAAATCCTGTGTAGACAATCATGTCTACCAAATATACCTATGAAAACTGGTGGTACTTTGTTATTGTATGGATCTTCTATATGAAGACCATCAAAATCATATTCAGTTTTAACATTTGAAAAATGAACTACTATATTGGCATGGAAAGTCTTCTCACCAAAATCACCAATGGCATCTCCATAACCTATATCTGTGTTAAGGTATGTTACACCATCTATCTTGATTTCTTCGTATTCAGTATTGTAGTCATTCCTAACCCATTCTATATTATGATCTGGGTACAGTTTCTTCAGTTCTTCAACGAATGGCAATAAGAACTTACAATCCTTCATTATTAAAAATCATCCTTTATGGTGTTTGTCTTATCCAATGTTCTGAACTGTTTCAAATATAGATTGAGGTCAATGCCAGTAAAATACTTATACAAATCATAAGCATCTTGTTCTTTCTTGATTACGAACTTGTCTTTATTGTTTACTGTGACATAAGCAATCTCGTAAAAATTCAAGTATTCAGATTTAGATGGTAAGTATTCGCCACAGTAATCTGATTTAAGTTGAGATATATCAACATCCCAAGTAAAATTGATGTTACCCAATCCACTTGAACTGTTTTTTCCATCATTCAATTGAAGATTTACTTGAACATTGCTCAAGTCATCTGGGATATAGAACTTATTAAACGAAGTTTCTGTCTTATCTTTTGTATAGCACTGTATTTCCATATGCCACTAATTATAAAAACAATGGCTTAAAATACAATAGATTTTTGATTGTCTATTTGTTATTATTGAACTTTCTTTTCAAAGAATTCTTTAATCTGACTAGAAAAATCCATGCATCTGTAGACTTGTGGCATTGGATTCTCTTTACCAGGAATTTGGAACAATACCAATTCACCAATGCGTATTGATGTATATTTTTCTAGAATGTATTTGTAGAGAGAAAGCTGAAGTGAGTATTCACTTGTGTTACAAGCCACCACATGACCAAATGGATCTTTCATATATTTTGAGTATTGGTTGCCAGTATCAAATTTCTTGCTTGTTTTCCAGTCAATTATGGAATAGCAATCTTTTTTAGTATTGTAACCGGATCATATCTATCGTTCCGGCATATAGCATTTTCCTGGTCATATACAATAAATTCATTTGCTATTGGAACATAAATCTTTTTCATCTTGTCAAAGATTTGTTTACATACAGTTTTCCTATAATTGAAATCTTCTTCCATCTCAGGAAATTGTTCATTCAATCTCTTATCAAAATTGTAATTCTTCTTTTGCCAACCGGTATTCCATTACAGAGTGAACCTGTGTACCGAGATTGGTGGCATAGTTGCTTTTTCTATCCCATTGCTTCGTTAGTTCATCTACTGTGATACCTTCTTTGGCAGCTTTTCTTGCTTTGATTTCTGTCCAGTCTGTATCTGGTTCAAATTGCTTAATCCAACCTGTAGCAGAACTATATTCAGTACCTTTAGAATCTGTATACTTATGGTCTGGTTCATTAAAACTTATATCGTTAAAAGCATTCCACAATTCAATGTGTATGTCTGGTTTAATCATAATTTCACCTCACAAATAATGTTCAAAAATATAAAAATTCAATAGTTTTGTTACAAATTAATTTTTATTTTTGATCTTCTTTTAATTCATTATAATAATCAACAAAATCGGCTTTTCCAAAACCTGGTATGCTAGTATTTCTACAAGCTAATTTTTTAAAATCCATATTATATATTATTGATTTAGCAGTATCATTCAATGGCTTTATGAAGAAAAATTGAACTTTAGTTCCTGTTGAACTTCCATTCATTTCTGCTATCACTTGATCTTTGTCGGCCTGTGTAAACTTCTTACTGTAGTCCTTATATCCTTGACGATATACCGCTATCTCCATCTCCCAATCCTGTTCTACATTTTTGAATTGTGAATCTGTCGCATTGTATTGCCATATCTTAAAATCATCACATTTCATACTTGGCTTTCTTGTTAGACGAATATCAGGATGTATATCATACTTACAATTTTTCTTTACCCAAATTTGAAATACACAGTTCACATCGTATGGTTTGTTCTTTACGAGAAAAGATTTCTTTGGTAATTTCCAATTATGAATCAACTTGAAATCGCTGTCTAACTGTTTCTGTACATTGTATTTCAAGAACGATATAGGTACAACAAAAGCAATTACATTTGAATACTTAGAAACAGTGTTGAATACATCAATTGCAAGCTTTGACCTCTTACCGAATGGTAGATTACCAATCGTTATGTAGTCTGTTCTATTTGGTACAAATGTGAATATATCTTGTTCCTTGATTCTATCATCTTCAGGTTTCAAATCGTATGCTTCGTAATTGGTCAAGTAATCAAGAAATGCTCCATTACCTGCCGTTGGTTCAAGATATATGTCTGTTGATGAGACTGTTAAGAAAGTGTGTAGCAAATCTACACACTTCTTTGAAATATCTTTTGAAGTATAAAATTTATCTAAGAGCATTTATTCAAATTGTAATCCTAACATTGAACCATTAGCGTTAGCATATTTTAATTGATTATTCAAAGCAACCAATCCAATGTCTTCTAATGATTTTTTATTTTTGAATTTATCAGTTCCTGGACTTGAAGAACCTTTCTTGAATGTTAATGTAGGTCTTTTTTCTTTTTTATTACTTACTATTTTTATATTAAAATTTTTAGCCATTGGTGTAATGTATATTTGTACATTTTCTTCATTACCAAAAATAATTTTTAATACTATATCTTTTGCGGCTTTATCTTTATTTAATTCATCACATGCTATTTTATTAAAATAGTCTGTTAATGAATATGGATAAGGTAATTCTTTTCCTTTTATACCTAATTTATTTAATTCTTCAAATATATATTTTTTAGGTAATTCTTCAATAAGTTTATCATGAATTTCTAATAATTTATCAATTTGTTCATATGACATTCCTTTTGCTATAGCACCAGCAATCCATACAAATTTGCTTATTATAAGTTTTTTATTTTTACAATAATTAATTATTTCCTTAAGTAAACCTTTTGCTCCTTCAAATTGTTCTGGATGTTTACGATATAAAGTATATAAACTCATAGCATTACCTGCACCAGTTTTTGAAGATACTTTATATTCTTCTATATCATTAGTTTTATTATCTTTAACGAATACTACAGAATAATCAGCAAAGAAATTAGTATTTGATTCTGGGTATTTAATTGCTTGAACTGTTTTATTTTTAGAATCACCAGCAAATGCTTTGATTATATCACTACCGTCAATAGTTTTAACACCAGCTAATAACATATAAGGTATTAAAATTTCACTTGCTACGGTCATTATATCAGAATTATATAATGTTTCTCCAAGAGTTTTTCCATTAGATAATTTATACTTTTCTGTATAAAAATCTGAAGTATTAACACTAGAATTATATTTACCTAATAATTTTTCATAAATTTCATATTCTATATTTGGTGCTTTTATAGATTTAATGTTATTTAATATAGTTTTTCTTAAATTATCTATTTCAACCGTGCTAATTGTTTTATTTTCTAATTTATCTAATAATACATTTGCATATTTTATTGTGCTTTTTATATAATCAGAATTAACTGCCATTCCACTTGGCTCAAATTTGAATTTGAATATATTGTCAATATAGATAATTCCATTTTTTATATAATAACTACCAAAATTAACTGATGAATTTTGGTCACCAGTTATAACATCTTTTAAATTATTTCCATATTGTTTTAGTTTTCCTTCAAATTCTATTTGATAATCCAATTTTTCAAGGAAATTTTTATCTAATGAAATATATTTACAACCCTTAAATAAAAAACTTTTTTCATCTGAATCTTCTTTTATACCCGTGTTTTCAAAAAAGATTTCATATAATTTTTTTCTATCTTCATGTGTAGTTGATCTTTTATTTGCATCAACAGCTATATAAATTTCATTTACAGTTGTATTATTTGGATTTAATTTAATAAATTGTACTTTATTTTTAGGTATATTATTGATTATAAATGCTATTGCTTTTTTTAATTCAACATCAGTTACTTCTATACCTATATCTTTTAATTCTATTATAGGCCATGTTCCTGCACCAGAACAGATTTTTTCATTCAACAAATCAGTATTCTCAAGTAGCCATTCTGTAAATTTTCCAATCATATTACTTACCCTTCTTCTTTGTTTCTTTCTCTAGTCTTTTAGCTTCTCTTTCTGCCGCCTTTCTAGCTTTTTCTTCTGCTTTTCTATTCTTTTCTTCTTCTTTTGCTTTCTTTGCGGCTTCTTTAGCAGCTATCTTTGCATCATAGTCAGATTTCTTTTCAACTCTAAGTTCTCCTTTATCATCTACACATTTGTATTTATCAACAATGGTATCGTAACAATCGTCTGCAATGATGCAATCTTTCAATTCTACATTGTCAAATCCAAGATCATCAGTAAAGATTTCGGACTTCCTAATTACCAACGAACCATTACCAACATTGATTCTCTTACAAGCTTTAATCTCTTTATCTGTTACTGGCATACCAGTTAAATAGATTCCTTCAGTTACTCTCATTGGTAATTTCTCTTTTGGTGCTTCACTTGGCAAATACATTTTCGTTTCTTTGGCTTGTGTAGAATCACCCATCTTAACCCAGCCATCAAGTGTACCAATTCTATAACCCAAGCTCAAAATCTTATCCATATATGGATTGTCAATTATCAAGTAACAGTGTCTATAGCCATCTGCCTGTGGATTATTGGCTTTGAATGTAAAATCTATTGTCTTATCATCGTGTATCTTGATGTTCACTATATTTCCTATAGGCACATTCTCACCACGGTATGCTTGTAATAGTCTATAAATCTTTTCTTTTTCTTCTGTCTTATGTCCATCAAAAATTCTTGATTCAATGTCATCTTCTTCTGTTTCGTCAGATGTGTAATCCTTGATTTTCTCCCATTTTCCATCAACAAGTTTCCTTGTCAATTTACATCTGTATGGCGACCAGACCACACCTACATAACCATCGTTCTTTCCAAAATATACGAAACCAGTTATAGGACAATTCAATGTACCATCTTTTCTCTGGTAATAGATGTTATGCATATACTTATAGAAGTGGTATGCTGCTTTACTTGGATTGATAGTTTCACTTGGTGTCATTGTTTCCAATTCTTCATCTGTTGGCATATCAATCTTAAAATACTCAAACTGTTTTTTGATATAGTCCTTTTCAGATGGTGAACCAAGTTTTGAATACAAAGCAGATTTTACAAAATAGTCATAAAGGAAATAGAAGAATCTATCACTTGGGGCTTTCAATTCGTAAATATAGGTGCCATACAAGTTATTTCTCACTTTGTCTGAGAATGATGTTCCAGAATCTTTTGGTAGTTCAAGAACAGTATAAATTCCAAGGCCATACATATTTCCTGCATTGTTGGCAAATCTCAATGACTTATCAAAGAAAAATCTTTCAAATGATTCGTCCTTTGAAGAATTGTACATTACAAGCATGTCACCTTCAAATCTTTCATTCAATGAAGGATTTGTCTGTTCAATGAGATAATCCATAAAATTTTTCATCTTTTTACTCTCTTTAATAGAATCCAATTCTCTATTCCAATTTCCAGTAAATGGTTTAGACTTGTTGTCAAGGAAATCCATTGTATGTTGTGCTTTGAATTCCTTAAATTTATCTGTAGTAATTTTTACCATCTGGCCATTTCCAAATTGGAAAACTCGTCCTTCGTAATCACTTCCCCATTTACCACCAACTTCCTTCAATGCTTCAACCAATGCATCGTTTAGGATTTTTTGTAGCTTATTGATGCTATTTTTTACATTTCTTTTTATTTCTTTAGCAGTTTTTGTCATAACTTTTGATTCAAGAACTTCTTTGATTGATAGTCCTTGTTGTTCTTTTAAAGCATCATCAATGTCCTTAATTTCCTTATTGATTACTTTTAATTGTCCAGATATATCAATTGGTTTTACTTTTTCTAATTTTGTATTCTCAATTTTTAATTCTGGTGTAGAACAGTCACAAAGTTCATCAATAATTTGATTTGCATTTGAAACAGGATTGTCATAAACATCTGTGACCTTAATGATAACCAATGTTGCAAATGTACCCAATTTATCAATATCATAATTAGTTCCAACAAATCTAATCTGATTTGTTTTCTTGTTTATCATTCCACTACCAGTCAACATCATTTCAGATGTGACTTTTGAAGAACCATATTTATTTGCGATGTCAATCAAGATTTTTTGAATTTTTGTATTGATTTCAAGTTTCTTGAACATCTTTGCTGTATTCATTGCATCAACAGTTACGATTGCTTTGCCTTGTTTTTGCTCGGTACCTGCCAAACATCTCTGTATAATTTCATTAGCTGAGTATCTAGGAGCACCTTTGCTCTTCATAGTAAAGAATTGTCCTTCATCATCTATACCAAAAGCAAATGCAGTTCCATCTGCCTTCTCAGTAATGTTGATGTTCTTTTCGTTCTCTAGAATACCACCTGTCTTGTTCAATTCGTCAACCAGTTCAAGGAAACCAAGAGCATCCAGTTCAGCACCATTACCTGGGTTATATAGATGCTTGATACCTCTTCTAGCTCCTTGTGCTAGTTGCTTGTTCAAGTCTACACTAACATTGGCATTTTCCTTGTTTGAAGTTGCCATTTTCCTTAACCAATCCCACATTTCGTGTGAATAGCCAGTCAATGTTCTGAACATTTCTTCATCATTGTCTCTAATTGCTTTACGAACTTTAGTTCCAGATGTTTCTGTAGAACCTCTATCAGGCAAAACAATGTATTCAAATTTGCTAGGTACATTCTCGCCATCATCAAGTGAGGCAACATAATTCTTGTTGTATGGCACACAATACTTACTATAGTCTTTTGCTCTATCTGGGCCACATACCAACACTATTCTACGATCTGGGTATTGTTCTGCTATATCACGAAGTAATCTGTATGGGTCTGTTGTTGTAGAATTTACAAAACCATCAACCACATTGTAACCAAGTTCCTTAGCACCTTTCATTGCTATTTCAAGTTTCTGCTTGTTGTTGAACATATTACGGTCATCATCATAGGTAACTGCTTTACTTGGAATTACTATCAAGAAATCTTTGATACCCATCTTTGCTGCTGCTTCTAACAATCTTCCATGTCCATTAGCACCTGTAAATGGTGAAAAACAACCATATATTACTGCCAATGGTTTCATACCTTTTTCAAAATAGTATGACTTGACTTTGACTTCTTGACCTTTGTTCTTGGCTCTATCACTGACGATTGTCTTAATTCCAACTGGCATTATTTGTTCTTCCTATAATTGTAAAGGTTTATATCAGTTACATCTTTCTTTGTCCAGTCCTTATTACCATCACTTAGTTTCTTTGGATTCTTACCAAATAGATCTTCGTATATACCAAGTTCCTTACACAAATCAAAAACTTTCTGTTTATGTGGCAAAGTCATTATTCTTTCTTTCAACAAATCAAACACATGGACTTGACCATCCCTAAATTCTATCATTTTCTTTATGACATCTAAACTCTCAGGTTCAATTTTCCAACCAAATTGGGCATATGCCTTGAACACTCTCCACATAATTTCAATCTGTCTACCACGAAGCATCTGATCTTTCATAAAATCAGTAATCCTGATGACTTTGTTCTTTATGTCCTGTTTACCATATCCAGTAGCATCAATTATCTCGTTTGTCAATGGATTCCATATAAGGCTACCAATGGTAATGTCACTCCTTCTTTGCTGGTCAACCACATCTCCTTCACGAAGTATACAGCATTCAAATTCTTCACCATCCACTACGATGTGGGCGATGTCCTTGATTCTTCTGTGATTTATTCTACCTGTTCCTGGGTCAGACAAAGCAAGGAATTCTTCTCCAGGCATGTTGGTGTTCAAATCATAGTCATTTGGTGTCTTTCCCATTAACTTATCTCTAACCGCACCACCAACTACATACAATTCATAGCCAGCATCATCAACTTCGTGTGCCAACTTCATCAATGCTTTGTATGCTTTGTCTTTGTTCCCTATTTGGGCTTCTGTGAGAATGTAATTATTTTCTATTAGAACTTCTATTGCTTCTGTTAAATCCATCATATACTATTTATGATTTTTAAGCAAACTGTTGGCTAAATGCCTTATAGTTTGCTCCTTGATAGTCTAGAATGGCAAAGCATATTTCTTCAAACTGGTTCTTGAATTCTGGCGATTCCAATACAATCTTGAAGATTTTGGCTATTATATCTGGTGGACATCTATAAGCACCACAGCCCCAAGCACCCAAGACCAATCTGCGTTGGTCAAAATGTAATGCAGTTCTCAATAGATGCTCTATCTTTTCCTTCGCCAATAGGGCATGTTCCTTTGTAAATTCCTGGTCCCTATGCAGTTTACACATAGCAGCAGACAAAACATTTACTTTGTATGGTATTGGATATGGATTGTACTTAGAATCCTTGTAGATTGTAATTCCTGGTGTGTAGATTGTTGATACCCTTGGTAATGGATAGACGAATGACTTCAAAACAGGATATAGATTGCTCCTTCTACACAAACATTCTTCTTGGGCATGGCAACCTATCCTTACTCCACCACCAGCATTCTTTAACGAAGCCATATTCAAGATAGATACTTCACCGACCCATCTCTATTGCTTTGTCAAATGTGTCTTTATTGTCTAGATATATTTTCGTGTTGAATTGTTTACTTTCAAATGTAATCTGATCTTCATCAGTAAATCCAACAGAATTGTTTATCAAATCTTTTACTTCATTCTCGTTGATTAGTTTCATCGTATTCTTAAAAATATAGATGAACTTAATCTTCTCTGGTGTCATAAATCCATTAGCCATTAACTTCTCCAAAATCTATAGAGAAAATATAGCAACAGATTTTATGTTATGTTGTAGAATGAAAATTTTTTGATCTTATTTACCGATCTTATACCATTATTTCTCAAGTTTTTAATTCATCAAGTTTTATTTTTAGTGCTTTTGAATTGTTTTAAATAATCTTTACCATATTTTTCATCAATATATTTTAAATATGGTTTCATATCATCATCAGTTAAAATTTTAACATTGTTTTTTAACATACATTCATATTTTGATTTTAGTGCTTCATTTTCACCTGATTTTAGCTTTCTTAATAAATAATCATTTTTTATTTCTATCAAAGTATCATTAATTTTAAAATCAACTATATATTTCTTTTTAATACCATTTACTTCATATAATATTGGTTCTAATTGATATTCAAATTCAATATTGTGGTCACTTAACCAAATATAATATGCTAATTCCCAACTACTATGAAAATGTATATTATTATACACATAATTTGTTGTAAAAACATATTTACCATATCTGTCTATACAAGTTTTAAAGAATTTTTCGTTTAATTCATTTCTTTTGTCAATAGTAATTGTTTTTTGAAATAAAGAAATTTTTTGTGATATTTTTTCATTGATTTCTTCAGTGTGTACTTTTTCTTTAATCCAATCTAATTGGGCAATATTTGTTATATTATTTTCTTTACAATAATTTTTTGCTTCATCTATTGAACAATTAAAATGGTTTGATATAGTTGTAATAGTGTTTTTATACAACCTATCTTTATTTTCTTCAAAACTTTTATTTTTTAATGTAAATGAAATACTATTACCACGATTTTTGTTGTTTTCAACATCATTATTTGAACATTTATAACAACAATGCTTTAAATATCCGTGTTTTAAATTAATGAATTTAGTTGGTTTACCACAACTAACACAAATACCATCATTTGGTTTTTTCAAATATTCATCATAATATTCTTTTATTGATAGATTATGATGGTTTTTTAAATGATAATAAAATTTTACAGATTTAGAATCAAATTCTTTATTACAAATTTTGCAAAGCATATATTTCTCCTAGATAGAAATTAATTATAAATGAGTAATTAATATTCTAGGTATTAAAATGGTAGCTAGCCACTGTCCTCATTTATAATATATTTATACTTTTAATTTATCCCATTCTTTCTCTAATCTTTTCATTTGTTTTTCAAATCCTTTATCAGCCCAACTTGGTCTTATTGTTGAAAAAGATATATAATCACCACCAATACGATGAAAAAATGAAGCAAGCCCAAATATACAGTTATGTCTTTCTCCTGCAGGTGCTTCTTCCATTTTCCTTTTCACGAACTCTATTGCTTTTGTCAAATCGCCATTGAATTGTGTCTTCAATACTTGTGATTTTGTTTCTCGCTCTCGTTTTTCATCTTCAAGTTGTCCATAACAAGAAGCATAAGCAAATTTGTATGATACAATGTCTTCTTCTAGTGAAAATAATTCACCATCATGAATGTTGTAATAGTATGGCGAATCTTTTGTCTTCTTTGCCGGGACCTTGAAAAACTGTGACTTAACAAAACTAGCTGGGTCAACATGGTTAAAATACTCCAACAACAAATCCAATGGACTTTTAATGCGAAGTGATGTCTTACAGAACATTCTATCTATATCATATTCCTTATCTAGGAACAGTAGCACTCTGAATTTACTATTTGTTCCATTGTATGAATAGCTAGTATGTAGATAGTATTTGTAACCTCTAAAACGATCTTCAAATTCCTGATACGAATAGCCAGCATCATCATAGTCAAGAATCAAAATGTTGGTCTTATCCATATTGTCATTACAACGAATGTTACCTTTTACTGTGCAGAACTTCCATTGTGGTATGTTGTCTTTTGTAGGACATGTGATTGGTTCTTCTATACACTTTACAATGTTGTTCATTACACCTTCGTTCAAATCCAAAGGTACCATTTTATTGTCATACTGATTTTTTATATTCTGTACTTGCATTTGTCCTATTTATTGGCCATCAGTTTATTCATAAATGCATCTGCAGGTGGATTTTTCTTTGATTCCAAATATGATTCAACTGAATCTTCAACTCTCTTTATTAAATCGTTCAATTGATCTTTCTCTTGTGGAATACCAACAGCATGTTCGTGTCCGCCACCTTTACCTAGAATCTTCGTGACTTCTACTAGATTGATGTCACTATTGTCAGCACTACGGACAGACAAGAATCCTGTTCTATACAATATAATCCACTTGTATCCCTCTTCCTTCAATGCATCACTAACCTCAGATATAAATTTGTCTGAATAGCAGAATACACCACCATTTTTAAGATCAGAGATTTCAAGATTGTCATAGTATTTCTTGAATTCTTTTTGCTTTCGCACTAGAAATGCTTTCTCTGGTTTACTTAATTCCACATCACCAGAATAGAAACGATTGATGAACCAACTAAAGCCCATATCCCAATACAAAGAATTGAATGGCTTACTCCTTGGATCTTTTAATAGGTATAAATCAAAATCGTTTACAATCGTTACAAGTTCTTCTAGATGCTTCAAACAATCATTATGGTTGAAGTATTCATAAGCCAATTTTGCCCCGCTGAACCCAGGACAGACATATACGAATTCTTTTGGATTGTTGAACTTAATGGCACTTTCGTGGTGGTCTAATACTAGAACTGGTTTACCAAATGCTTTTACTTCATTCAGATTACAAGGTGTAAAATCAGTAAAAATGACAGCATCAAAATTGTCTCTGTGCTTTGACATTCTAGGAATGATTGTATTTTCTTGTGAGTAAGTAATTGATTCAGTTATAACATCATTGAAGTAGTTCTTGATGACAATACCAGATGCAGCACCATCCATATCGCAATGTGTAATGTTCAAAATGCGAAGTTTTGTGTTATGAAAATAGTTCATTGTTTTATACCTTCTTTTTCTCTTTAATATAGAAAACCACCATTGGTTTTCCAATAGTGGTTTGATAACATAATTTATATTTTTATACTTATTACATATTAGAGAGCTTGCTAAAGAAGTCATCGCTATCAGTAACTTCTTCTTCAACGCTTTCTGTATTGGGTGTAAATGAAGCATCTTCAGGAATAGTAGTGGTAGAAGCAGCAGCATTTGTATTTGCCACAGCAACACCATTACCGAATGATAGACCTTCGTCAGCACCAAGAGGTGTACCATTCTTCTTCAAATACGAATCCAAAATGCCTTGATAATCACGAACATCTTCTAACTTATGTTCACAATCAGCAAGTGTATAGAGCTGACCTTCAATGGCATCAATTTCTTCGTCTGTCAAAGGTACGAACTTCTTTGTTGCCCTATCCCAACGATTAATTGGTTTTTGAGCACCAAACATGGAACCGTCATTCTTTACGAACTTACCGGCCTGTACACCCTTGAAAATAAAGTTAGCACCAGTCTTCCAGTCGAATGGATTGAAACCTTTAATTATGCCTTCTTCTGGATCTTCATGGTCAGTCATTGCCTTAGAGATTAGACCCATTACCAATGACTTGTATTCAAACCTGAATACCTTTCCTTCTGTTTCAGGGGCATTGTCATTACGAACAATGAGAACATTGGAAACATAATTTGGCTTGAACTTACCAAGAGTCTTATTCTTTGCTTCTTCCTTGGGGTATTTCTTCCACATGGCTCTGTTGAAATCGCAAATAGGACATGGCTTGCCCCACTTACTCAAACAATCACAACCAAACCAAGCACCATTCTTGAGCTGGAACATATGATTTCTGTTCTCCACAAAAGGGGCTATTTCGTTAGGATGAGATGGCAAGAATCTCATTACCACTTCATATGAACCATCCTTGATGACTGGCGTGAAAGCATTTTCTACTTTATATGATTTCTTTTCTGTACTACCAGCATTACCTGCATGCTGGATTTGAGAGAAATAATCATTGAAATCGCGTTTAATTGGCATATTTTTATCTCCTATATGATTTGTTTTGCCTTGTTTTGCTTTTGTTTATGTTTATATAAAGAAATCATTTTCTTTACATACTCTAATGTAGAAAACTATTTTGCGTTTTCTAAAATTTTTCTAATTTTTATTTTTTCTTTATCCTTTGATTTAATCCAATCTATTTCTTTAATTCTAATAATTTTAATTCCATTATTTTCTGCTATTTTATCTTTATTTTTATCATAATCCCATATATCTTTGGCACATTTTTGTTTATTTATATTGAAATCTGTTGCTTTATAAATTCTAGAATCCATATGCCAATAAGCGCCATCAAATTCAAATGCTATTTTTAAATCTGGTAGATAAACATCTAGTTCTAATGGATTTATGGTTTTTCTATCATTATATAATACTAATCCTTTAAATATAGAACGAATATATTGTCTAAGTTCATATTCACCAGAAGAACCAGCTTGTCTTTTAAAACATTGTGGACATGGATTTTGATTCCTTCCAAGACGAGTTAAGAAAGTGTCATGGTTACATATGTAATCTTTATTACATAAATTACAATGGTAGTGTATTGTATTATTTTTATGATTATAATTCATACAATAACCATTTTTCAATTTTTTATTAAGCCTTTTAATATGATCTTGTTTATCTCTAAAAATTCTAGGTATTAAATACTCAGCAGTTTTAAAATAATTATCTACACCCCATTTATTTTTACAAGTTTCTTTATATTTTTTTCTATTTGTATAATTTTTACATTTATGTAATTTTAATGAAGTTTCTTCCATTTTTCTTTTATTAAAAAATGTATTTTGTTTATGTCTTTGTATTGTTGTATATGTATTTGAACAATGACATGAGCAAAATCTATGTAATTTATCATGTGGACCGAAATGTATTTAAGCTGCCACAAATTTCACAAAAACAAGTATCTTCAGGCTTTTTCAAAAACAAAAAATAATATGTTCTAAAATCCATATTGTGCTTTGATTTAATATGGTATTTTAATGAAGTTTTTGATTTTAATTTTTCATCACAAAACTGACAAATATATTCTTCCATAAAATTTCCCTTCTCTATAAAAAATCCGTGTATATTGAGAAGGGGGTAAATACACGGAATAAACGGAATAAACCGTTTTTATATTCTTAATTTTTATGCAGCAATTAAACCCTTCTCTATTTAATTACCTAATGTATTTATAATTTTTTACATTTTGTACATGTTATGTCTAATGATCTTCATATATTGAACGAACATACGATAATCTTCGTCAGTAATCTTTTTCTCATCTATTTCAAATTTGTGGTCATGCCACGCTATAATGAAATGAATTAGATTGACCTTACCGGATTTAATCCATTCATACAATACATTTTTTTGATCTTCTCCGACTTGATATACATCTAGTTTTGTTTGAGTGAATTCGGCAAAAACATCTTCTGTATTCACCGATGATTCAATTTCTCTATTTATAAATTCTCTTTGTTTTTCCATTTCAAATGGTGTATAAAATTTATTTAAATTCTCCAACAATACAATACTATTCAATTGTTTTTGTGTTAAGGTTTTTTGCTTCATAATGTAGTAACCAATGAAGATCACACAGAACGCATCCAGTGAAAAATGTCCACTGTTGATAGCATTTGCTAGAGTAGTAAAATTATTTGCTCCCTTTTCCCAACCTTTTGTTTTATTGTAATAGAAGTCAGTAAAATACTTAAAATAGTTTGTTGTAAATTTCTTCACAACACCTTTAGTTGGATTGAGAAGCATCTTTCTCAATTCACGATAAAGATTATACAAACCATCTTTAGTAATCATACACTAATTCAAGAAATCCAAGATTGACAAATCCTGTTTTTCTGCTGATTTAATTTTGAACTTTTCTTTCAATTCTGTTGTCAAAGCAACATAGTTCAATTCATCCAAACACTTCAATGCCAATGTTGGTTCAAGATAATCTTCAACCAGAATGGATAATGCTTCTAGTATATTGACTTGTTTGTTCTTATGTAGTTTCGCAAGTAATATATTGAACTTATTGAATTCTTCGGTATCATTATCTATTACTGGTATCAAGAATTTTGGTAGCTTTGTTGCTTCATCAATATCATAAAAATCAAAACCATTCATTGCCATGATTTTGAAAAATCTTTCTTTTTGGTTTTGGGTATTGGTTTGACCTTCGCCATCTTCTATAAAATCATTCAAATCCATTACATACTCCTTTAAAATGCTGTTTCATTTACAGAACTCATGTCTTTCTCTCCGCTTGTTCCACTAAGAGTTGAATATGGTGTAGAGCCAAGACTATTAAAATCAATCTTGCTATCAACAATACTTGTTGTTCTAGCCGCTACACTAGATGAAGAATTCAAGTCAAAAATTCTCTGCTTTTCAACATCTACACCAATTGTTACTACTTGTCCTCTCTGATTACCATAACGGGTCTTTAGTAGTTGTACACTATACATTCCTTGATCTTTCATTTCTGGTGTCTGTGTTACTGCAAATACAGCATCGGCCTTCATATTTTGACCAAATGAATCCGCAGCATCACTCAATGAAATTTCTGCTGTTCCATAACCACCTCTATTTGTCTGAGAAGCAGATACTACAGGAAAACCATATTTCATACCCAATGCTCTAACTTGTTGTGCTGCCAATGTCAATAGTGTATTGGAATTCATATTTGGATTTGGCTTACCATTTGGAATCATACATCCAATATAATCAACAAGCATAATATCAGGTACAAACTTCTTTTTGTCCTTCAAATCTTTCAATAGTGCTTCAAGATGTAGAGCATTGATAGTTCCTTCAGGATATTCCTTGATGATTAGATTGTGCTTTGCCATTTCAGCATCTTTAAAATGCTTTCTTACTTTTTCCAATGCTTGCCCATATGCTGTTCTAAAATTATCTTTTGACATTGCTTTGTACTGTTGCTGTGTAACATCAAACATATTCTGTGCTATACGAGTAGCAATCTTGTTTTCACTATCTTCAAATGTTACATACAATACACGATAGCCATGTAGTATAAAATTGGTGGCAAGCGAACACATTATCAGAGTCTTTCCGAACATTGGTTCCGAGACATGACAAGAGTCAATGACTTTTCGTGTAATCCACCACCAATCAAGTCATCAATGGTCTTCAATCCTGTCTTGAATATGACTTCTTTCGTATTGGCATCTTCATACAGTCTTTTGACCTCTGTAAAGAAGTCAAAACCAATGTTGTCATCAAATGTAAATGCTTCAGCCGCAGCTACATTGTCAGCAAATGATTCTTTTTGTGTACCACCAGATACATAGTTCTGTATCTCACCGGGCTTCATTATAAAGTAATTTCTTTCTTACAAATTCTTCTATCTCGCTCTTAATGAATGGTGTATTTACTTCTTCATCTTTTATGTCTAGTATTTCATTCAATACACCCAAAGTCTTTTCATCTGTAATTAACCTTTTCAATTCAATAGCATTTGGCATACTACTGTATTTTGTATTGAAATCAATTATCTTTTCTACAATGGCCTTGGTGTCATATTCACTAAACCATTTTACAGATAGTGCTGGTAGAACCTTTGAACAAATTGTTGGGTTTGCGAACAATGTTTTAATTATAATCTTCTCAAAATCTTTCGTAATCATATTATCTCCAAATATAACAAAATTTTGTGAATTTTTTCTAAAATTATTTTATTGGAACTTTTGATAATAGTGTTATGTGTTCTGGTGGTATGTTGTGCTGTATGTAGCATCCATAAGAATACATAGACAAATCATTGAAAATTTTTGTTTCATTGTTTTTCAAGTAGCTCAAATCTATTTCATAGACATAATATAGATTTTTCTTATACAAATTGTGGAATTTTTTAATTAGCTGCATTATAATAGTAGAAGATTTTATCCCATTGTACTTACACATAAATTCAGATATAAGATAACATCTACCAGAATGTTTTTCAAATCTACTAAAATCTGGTTGTGCTTTTGCTCTCAACCCTGTAACACTTATTATGTCTGGTGATTTGTCAGTAATATGGTATAGTCTATCTGAAATTATATTTTGTTTGAATCTATCTCGTTTTGAATCTTCTTTTCTAAAATAAGTATAATCAAATGGAACTACTGTAATATGGTCTTTCTTTACCATACTTACATACCATTGATAAGTTTCTATATAATTTTCAAAATCAGGATAGTCTTTCATAATTGAAGGAACAAAATACAGGTGTAAATTATCTCCAGCATCAATGTAGTATTTTTCTAAGTATGGTATTTTATTTTTCAATCGTTTAAACAATACATCATATTCTACTGGAAATATACTTTCCACCATTGGTGACTGTATCATTCCTGTTTCTTCATCTATTTTTATGTTCATATCAAAAAATCCTCTACATTGCAATTTTCTAGTGCTTCATTTGCCAACTTCACATAATTTTCTGATATATCAAATCCAATGTAGTTGTGGCCTAATTCTTTCGCTACCTTAGCAGTTGTGCCACTACCCATATACGGGTCCAAAATAGTCAAGTTTTCCCCATCCAATGCTAGTAAACATCTTCTTACAATTTCTTCTGGATAGGCACAAGGATGGCCACTCTCCTTGTTGTTCTTTGGACTAATAGTCCATATGTTCGTCATTGAAGCCACAGTATTCTTGATTTCCTGTTGTTTTAAGGACTTTTTCTGCAACCAATAAATTCTCTCGTCAACAGTCCAAAAACGCCAGCCACGTGTATTTGCTGTTAATTGTCTGTTCCAAATGATTTCTTCCCTAATGTTGTAGTCTGTCTTTGATAGCCAATACAATGGAGATATGAGATTACCTAATTCATATCTGTTCTTGTGGTTGTAGAATATGTGACCATCGTCCTTCAAGACTCTGTGCAGTTCATTAAATAGTTCAATCTGACCAGCTTGATACTCTTCTTCAGATATATCGTCAGAATACTTGTCATACTTCATGTTCGTATTCTCGCCAGTTTGATTGTGCTTGTTGTATGGTGGACTCGTTACAACACAGTCAATGCTCTTGTCATCTAACTGTCTAATACCTTCAATACAATCTAGCAAATAGATCTTATTTAATTCTAGCATAAAAAGAAAATGCAGTACACCCATTACAGGAATACTGCACATCTCCTTCTTTTATTATTCTTCGTCTACAGGTTCAACAACTTCCTTACTATTTGTAGGAACTTCTGCTTTACCATTAATCATGTCCATCACATTCTGTGTAGAAGTGATTAACTCCTGATCTTCAAAAGCAAATTTAGCTTCTACAAAATGTCGGAAGTTTTCTGTCTTATAGATGGGTACCCAGAACTCAGGACAATAGAGTTCTTCTTCTCGCCACATCTTAGTGACTTCTCCAGTTTCCTTATCAACATCAAAGTTGGTTCTAGAATAGTAACCAGGCTTTGGCTTGTAGACTTCGCCACATTCCATTGCTTCATCAAGCAATCCAAAATATGGAGATACACCACCATTGTGAAGTATTAGATACTTGGTCTTCACAAATTCCTTTGCAGCACGGCCTTTCTTTACACTAGCAGTAATGATTTTACCTAGAATGTTACCTTCTTTATCCTTGTCTTTTGCTGCACTAGATGCGAGAACAATAGCATCTGAATTAAAAAAGATGCGTTTTCCGGCCAGGTATCGCAAAAGCATCGCCATACTGCTGCAATGAAGCATACACATGGTTTAATACCAATGTTGTAAAGTTACAAGCAAGCAACACATTAGCCAATTCATTCTTGAAACGAGCTGTACTACCCATATCAGCAGCTGAACTAGCTTCTTCTGCTTTTTCCATTACTTGTTCAGTAACAAGTGGTCCCCATGAATCTATCAAAAGAAAAACATTACTAGCTTCTTCCCTAGACAATCCTTTAGCCAACTTAGCAAGGATTTGTTTTACTTCAGGAATTCTATTGGTCTTAAAAACACCAACATCATCCATATTTACACCTAGAGAAGTCAATACATCGTAATTCGTAGCATTTTCTGTATCAACAATAAAACAATCCATTCCACTATCATAAGCAGATTTCAAAACGGAATATCCTAGCATGCTCTTGCCCCATCCGTGAATCTGCACAGAGCATGCTTATACAACCTTTCTTAATTCCGTCCTTGGATTTTACCACTTAGCAACAAATTAACTGAAATACAATTTGTTGATAACCATTCGGCTTCTTTATGTTCTGTACTTAAAACATCAAGGAAAGCCTTTTCCTTTTTCATCTTAGCCAACAATTTATTAGCCATATTTTTACCTCTTTTATTTTATTCGTTTAACTACCTTAGGTGAGCTTTCATCGTTATCCTGCTTACACCCTTCGGTCACTATAAAATATAGTAATGTATATATAGTTTATTTTAAAAATGTAAAAAATTTGAACTTCTTATTCAAAATCTTTTTCAATTTTATTCATTTGATTTTTCAGTTGTCGCAGTTTCAATTCCTTTTCAAATACACCATTCAATGCTATATTCTCTTTTGGTATAATGATTGTCACATTTTTAAGATAATCATTCATCAAATCATTCAATTTCATTCCATGCATTTTTGATATATCTTGCATCATTTCATAATTAAAATATGTTGTTTCCAATTTAAAATGTGGCATATATTTGTCTTTATCCAAGTCCAATGTTATGTAGTCTGCTAATTCATTAGATTTATTGATTGTTTTTATGTTATAAAAACCTTCATATGTAGCACAAACAAAACCAAAAGCAAGATTAGTTTCATCTATAATTTCTGTATTCAATCTGAATGGTAGTCTTTCGCCATTTATATAAAGATGATTATCTTTTATCTTGTACATTCTAGAAGTCCTCGTCAAGTCTAATTAGTTTCTTATATGAATGGTATGTTGCTCTTAATGGAGTGTCTTTTATTTTTTCGTATTGTTTTACTAGAAAATCATATATCTTTTTTGCTTCATCTGATTCCATGTTGAAAGTCAACAATACACTTTTTAAGTCACAGATTGTAACATGGTCTTTGGGTGGATTGTATTTTTCCAAGTCAAAATTACTTTTTAAATGTTTTGCAGTATAGATTCCGTGGTAATTGTTCAATTTCTGTTGTGAATTTTATTCTAGCAGACAAATCCAATGGGTCAATATATGGTTCAAGTTCACTACCCATATAAACACCTATAATCTTATTCTCATCCACAATTTTTATTGGGAACAAGTAAACTGGTTTATCATCTACATAATAAAAATCATTGTCAACCGAAATCTTCATTAATCTTCCATATCTTATACTTTTCTTGAATTTTCTTCAATTTTAAATCATCTTTCACATGATGTTCTAGCAATTGGCAAAACGAAGCATACAATACATTTTGAAAATTTGTTCCAGTTATCTTATTGTTATAAGTAGAATAACCGGACAGATAACCATCACTATATTCTGTTACTTCAAATGAATGAGTTATTGAAGGTTTAGATTCATAGAATCGTCTTCTTTCCCATGCTTTGTTTTTCCTATCGTTCCATATTACTTCATCGCATCTTGTCAGTTCGTTGTTCTTATAATAAGCAGCATACACATTTTCATCTGTGTATTTGATTTTCTTAATGTGTAGTTCTAAAAATTTACAGAACTTTTTCCAGTATTCAAATTCACTCATTCAAAGAACTCCGACAATCCATTTGATTCAGGTTCTACTTCAACCTGTTGTTCTTCTACTCTTTTCAATGCAATGTTGTAATACTTCTCGTTAATCTCGCTACCTATAAAATTACGATTTAGTTTTTTACAAGCAGCTGCCGTTGTTCCACTACCCAAATACAAATCAACCACCAACTGTTCTTGTTTTGAACTATTCCTTATTAGTTTCTCTATCATGTGCTGTGGCTTGATTGTTGGGTGTTCCCATATTTGCTTGTCCTTGGCATTTATTGGTTCAAACCAATATGTCTTGGCATCTTCATAGTTCTTTGGCATACACAAGCCACCATCACGAAAATACAAACAATACTCAGTATCTGTTAGGTATTTGTTGGAATATGTTGGTACAGCATTGGTCTTTATCCAATTCAAAATGTCGAATTTACAACCTAGTTCATTAACATAAAAATTGAAATACTCTGGTATCTGTTTCTTGTTACACCAAAAATATACATTCATCTTTTTCATTACTCGGACTATTTCTTTTCCAACTTTACGAATGTCATAACCTTCATTGATGTTCAAGTCAACCAAGTCTTCGCCCATGGTAGCAATCTTATGTCCTTGTGAGCCTCCACCACCTGTACAAGCAACATCGTATGGAGGGTCAGTAATAATCAAATCTACACTATTGTCAGGCAAATTACCCAGCATTTCCATACAATCAGAATTATAGATTTTTATACTCATTCAAAATCCCTATTCAATCTATCCATTTTCTTTTTTGATTCTACTAACTTCTGTCTTCTAACAAATTCACTCAATACATCTTCTATTGCAGTTATTATTGTACTTTTATCAATATAAGCAACTCTAATGATTCTTGCATTATCCATATTACCTATACACTCTGATGAACAAAAACCATAATCCCAACATTTTTCATTTAAATCAGAGCACTGTATATAAAAATAATTTAATTCAGTTGTATTTGGCCTAAAAGAATACTGGTAGAAAAAACCTAAGACTTCATCAGCCATAGGTTTTTCATTGTATGCTATATCTATTTTACTAGAGTGTTCCTTCATCTTCTTCCATAACTGTATCAATCCACTTGATGTGTTTCTTTCCTTCTTCATCAGCTTCTTTCAATTTAAGGAAGTAGGAAAGTTTAGTATCAATGTCTTTATCAAGAGATTTAATAAAGTTTAGATTGTATTCAGTATATGCACTACCGGTCCTTCGTATGTTTAATAGTAGCATTGATGCTCTCTAACTTGGCACCAAATTCAAGTCCGCCAAATGTAATCTTGTAACCAAGGTTGTAGTCTTCTGCTGGAATGTTGATCTTATTGAATACATCGTTTGTAGCAACAGAATCAAATACACCCAAGTCAATGGTATGGAATTGTCCTGGGAATGTTCTTACTGATGAATCTTCAATGACCTTCAATGTGAAACATGCGTACACATCATCCTTCTTGATGTTGGATGAAATCTTGGTCATTGTGCTTGAAAAACGAATGGTATCTGCCATATTAGTATTCCTCTCTTTTATCTGTTATTGTGAATGTATATTCTGTTCTTGTTCTTTCAATTTCGTAAATCCTGAGATTGTATTCATCACATATTAAATTTGCATCAACTACATTGTGCTCTTCCAACAATGCGATGTATAATTCCTGTGGAATTTCCTTGGAACTTTTGTTTATGATCTTGTATATCAAATTCTCAGGCATATTACAAATATAGATTTGTTTTTGATTATTGTTTTAAAATTTGGTTTTTATTGAACTTACATAAAGAAATCATCCAATCCACTACTTTCAATCTCAATCTTTTCCTTTGGTTTAATCCAACCACTAATTTCAAACATACTCTCTATTACTGGCATGAATGATTTTCGGAACATCTTCTCATAGTCAATCTCAAAGTATTCATCAAATTCCTTAGGCCAATTACCCATAAATGCGATTGCTTCTATGTTGTTCCTATTGTTGGGTTTTACATACAGATAATTAAACTTACTTCCGTTCACAATTGGTTGATAACGAAGTTTATACCTAGCAATCATGTAGTTATATGCCAATGCTACTTTACTCTGGAATATACCACCAATCTTCTTGTAGTCAAATCCATTATCAATATAGTATTCAATTGGTTCAGGTACATATTTGGTATATTCCTTTACTGACTTATGGCCACAAATGTCCTCTAGTTTTTGTTCCTTAAATCCTTTGAATGCTTCTCTAATGTATTCCAATGATTTTTCATAACCTTGTCCAGATGCTATATCAAAGGCTAGTTTTTCGTCAGCTTCTTTACAGTAATCTGGGCTATCTCCGCCTTTTAATTGGTACGCCCATAATCTTATGTTTTGGTTTATCAAATGAATACTTGTCACCTTCGCTATCTATTACACTTCCAATGTATAGTTTCTTCGCAAAACAAAACATGTTCGTAAAAATGTTTTCTCTATTGAATATAATTTTGTTTGTTGTGTTAGATTTCTTGGCACGAATACTCAATACTTTGTTGAAAAAATTCTGATATACATTTTCAACATGTGAATATACATCTCGTTTTTCTTCTTCTGTATTGAATGGTATGCCTTCAGATTTTAGTCTTTCAATGGCCTCATTAAAACATAAGTAACAAGATTTCTAGGAGTCTGTATCGTTATGAACGATACAGACATCTCTCCCTCTTACTTTCAATGGTTCATGGTTCTTAAATTTCATAATTTCTGACTTTTTGTCAGATACTTTCACAAATTTCATCTAACCTCGCAAAAACTTTAAACATTTTTCTATAGTTTTTTCTTTATCATTTATATATTCATTATTCCAAATATACAAAATTTTAAAGCCATTTCTTTCTGCACACAATTTTTTATTTTCATCCAACTTCCATTGTTCAGCAGCAGTTAAATCTGGGCAATAAGGATTACAGAAGTCTTTATCATCCGGTGATTTGGCATGGAATTTTTCACCATTATATTCTATAATTAATTTATTAATATTATCTGTAAAGTCATATTTATTGTATTTCTTATTTACATTATCATATAGCCCAAATTCATTATCAGCATAATAAAAATGACTTGTATTTAATTTTTCTTGTAATATATCAAACAATTCTTTACTTATTTTACTAAAAAATACATGGTGATTTTGTAAATAATTTTCATATATTTTTGTTCCTTCTTCTTCTCCATATAAACGAACCATATTTTCCAAAGTTATTGCTTTTTTAACATTTACTTCTTCAAATTTTTTAAGCCCTTCTTTTTCACCATATTTTTCTATAAAGTATTCTAGTTTATTACCAGCATAACTTTGTTTATCACAGTATTCATTAAATCGTTTTATTCCTTCTTCTTCACCATATTTTGCTATTTGATTTTCCAATGTCACTGCTCTAGTTTTATTATAGTTATCAAAATCTTCTTTAGTCCATCCATATTTTTCTTTTTTATATTCAAATGTATTTGTTTTAGATTGTAATTCGCAATAATGATTCCATTTTTTCAATCCTTCTTCTTCACCAAACATTAAAATCCAACACTCTTTCGTTGCTTTAGAACATTTCCTGTGTACATGTCTTCTAAAACCAGTTTTATATTTAAAATTGAATTTTCTATCATTTGTTTCTAATGGTTCACCGCAAACCAAGCATTTTCCAAATTTTGGATCTGGTTTTTCTAATAAGTATTTTTCAAAATACTTTACTGTGCCTATTTCTGTGTGTTTTTCTTCTACATGTTTTTGAAGATGTTTCTTAAATCTGAATTTTTCACCGACAAATTTCGCATTTATATTTTAATTCCATATTGGCTTCCACTCCTTAATGAAAAAGGAAAATGCCGGGCAACTAAAAGTGGAAGTCATCACCCAGCATCTCCTGTGTTTATATTTTAAAAATAGCATAAATTAAAGACTTCCACATATTTAATTTACAATATATTTATAACAATTAATCTTCAATCCCTAGTAAATCTGTTTCTTTATTGAACTCATTGGCAGGTATTTTCATTTCTTCACCATTTCTTTGAATGGTGATTTCTTCATTGTAGCCAAATTTGTATTCAGTACCATCAGCAACAATGGTTACTGTTCCAAATTCTTTTTCCAAATCAGATATAAAACCTTTCGTTGGATAGTAATCATTTATAGAATTTGAAAGCCAATCTCTCAATGTAACTCTAGCACATCTAGTAATTGCTCTAGCACAATCAACAGAATACAAATGGAATGTTGAAGATAGACAAGTTCCAAACATTGAATTAATGATAATCTTCTTTACACCTTGTCTTGCATCGTACAGATTCTCCAAATCTTTATTTCCTGCTTTATGTGCTTCTTTTTTCAGTTTCTTAAAATGTTTTCTTTCATCAAATACCTGTTTAATGATAGTAGGTAGAATGGCATTGTTTGTCCTTCTAAAACCAACTTCATTTACATCAGACAAAATGACTTCACCTGATTCAATCTGTTCTTTTGTTGGGTGGATTACCAATGTTTCAGGAGATATATTGAACTGCATAATGTGGTGTGGGTACGAAGAAGTAATGTCAAAAGACATACAGTTATCATATCGGCCTGGATAATCGTAACAATAGCCAGCTTTCAAGTGGAAGGCACTAAATGGATGTGGATCTGTCTTAAATTTGTTATAATCCATGCCAAACAGTTCCATAGAAGATTTCAATATGCCATCTATTTTTGCTGGTTTCCATAGATTTTCAATTTTGGATTCTAGTTCTGGTGACATTGTTTCTGTTTCGGAAAATTCTTTCAAGCACAGATAGTTTTGAAATTTTTCAGTTTCCCAGTCAGTATTTTGATAGTAGTCATTTCCATTTTTATCTTTTACGATATAGCATTTTTCATCTCGCCACCAGTCTGTATGTTTTGCAGGTCTATCATTCATTACCATGTTATTGTTATGGAGATACTTGATTACATAACCTTCATTGGTGGGGACAGTCAACATTACTTTGTCTATAGTTGTAACACAATCATAACAGAATTCAACAATCAAATTCAATAGCAAGCATTTGGCTTCCAATTTTACGATTAGCAATACGTCCTTGATGTTATATTCCACAAATGTATTCCAATCATGCTTGTAAGTATCAAGAATTGAACCTTCGTAATCCAATTTACCTTCACCCAAATCCTTCATAGTAACATAATTCAATGAATATGTAGGAAGTGGGTCATGTTTTGCGAACTTCTTGTACAAATTCATATAATCGTGATGTAATAGTCCTGGAACATCATATGTTACACCCATTACTGAATCAGATGTCTTATCTTTTACTTCACGCAGTTGTGGATCTTGACCAACATCAGACAATTGGTTTTCAATTGGTCCTTTTATATTGTAAATGGTTCTCAATTTCTTAATTCTATTGATGATATAAGGAACGTCAAATAGTTCTGAGTTCCATCCAGTCCACATATCAAAACATTGTTCGTGAAACCATTTCAACCAGTCCTTCAACATGTCAATTTCTCGGTTGAAGTATCTGTAATTGGCTACTGTTGGATCTGTTCCTGTGTATGGTTCTAGTCCCCATGTGTATGTCTGCTTTGTCTTTGTAGCATAGCAAGTAATCAAGTTGATTGGTACTTCTGCTTTCTCTGCGTATGGGAATCCTTCAATGCTAACATAACATGAATCTGTGAATGGAAGCCATTGTTGTGCTTCTTCATCAAATACTACAGGATTTTTCTTTCTAAATGTTTCGTTAATTTGACTACAAGTAATAGTATATTCTTTATCTTGAAGTCTAACTTTTATTTTGTGGTCATCTTTGTATTTACCAGATACAGCAACTTCTATATCAAATATACAGAAATTCCATTTGGAAAGATCTACTTCTAGTTTCTCAGCATCGTATTGCTGGTGTAAAAATTTTACTTCTTCCTTGAGGTCGCTCTCGCATACAACAATACCAGCAGACTTTAATTGCTCTACTGTTTCCTTATCATAATTGGTTTTCCTAATTACAGGAATTCCGGTAAATGTCAGTTATCTTTGATTCACCAGTTGGATCTTTTACCCAATAATCTTTCTTGTATGGTATTTTCTTGAAGTGGTCATCTGCAGTAGTTCTCAAATATATCGTCTTGTTGAATTTGTTGTAAAAACAATGCTTATAAGCGTCCATAAAAATCCTTTAAAATATATATCCAAACCAAATATAACAAAAAACCCGCATTGTGCGGGAATTTTCTATTTTTTGATTTCCTTCAATCTTGCTATAAAAGAATCTATATCTTTGAATTCGTCATTGTTTATGTGGGCAAGCAACATCTTATCGCCCTTCATATACACCCAACCTAAATCATGTGGGTCTGGGCCATACTTGATCTTGATAAAGGAATCGTAAACACCACTACATTCTCTAGTAATCGGTTGGAATCCAGCTTCTATTAATTTTTCTAATATACTTTCCATTATTCAAAATCTCCTTCTATCTCTTCTATTTTTGCTGCTTCTTGTGCTTTTATGTATGTTTCAATGAATTTGTTAATCAACAAATCTATTAGTTCTGGATAAGCATATTCATAATAAATGCATGGTGGTAGTACACTTGATGATTTTCTTTTCCAGTTTATGTTTACATCAAATTCGCCAGTCTTCTTGACCATCAATGTTCCAAAATATATGGCTGCTGAACCAGTATACAAAATTGGATTTACAAATGAATAGCCCTTCAACCAATACTGATTGGTAAATCCTTTCTTTGTGTAAAGCAAAGGATGGTTCTTGATGTGGTTAACTGTTATATCTTTTGAATTTGTTAGAATCATAGTTCTATGTCCTCTATCTTCTTGTGCTTACCACAGCATTGTTGTTCTGTACAAAATACCAAGTTCTCGTTCCTATACTTGTAAATCTCGCATTGAGGCACGAACAAAGCATTTGCTATCCAAGCCCATTCCTCATCAATCTCTGCTAACTTGTTTTTCAAATCAATGGCAAATTCTCTAATCTCTTTAAGTGCCCTATTACACAGTCTTTTTGACATGAAGTTCACCAATGATCTTAGATTGATTTTCCAGACCATTTTCGTATTCATCCCCAATGGAAGTAGATTTGCGGCATCTTCTTTTGCTATACCTCTCGCCAATAGAGTGTTGTATGAATCTTGAATTTGCTGCATTCCAAGTGTGTATGGCATTTCTGTTTCTGGTTGTGCGGCTATCTTTGTTGGTGTATAGTAATCAAATCCAGCTTCTTCAGATATATATCTGGTTGATGCTTGTAGACGGGTAACTCCAGCAATGTGAGTATAGATTTCCCTAGCACATCTAGCAGATATACCACTAACTACTACTTCAACTTCAACAAATTCCATTACTCTACCGTGACCTGCTTTGATACAGGAGATTGCTCGTTTCTTGTTCTTCTCAGCATCATCCAACGGAGCTCCCCAGCACACCCCAGCTCTGTATCCGAATCTTCTGTAATGGATTCTTTGTTGTTCCATCCAAAATTTCAATCATAATATCACCTTTAATTTTAAAAACAATTCCAAATTAGCCAACCGATTATACCTAAAACGATTAGCATCCAAATACCAATCAAGAATCTAAAAAATCCTTCCAATTTTTCAAATACTTTTTCAGTCATTTTTTGTTCAATCCTTGGACTTAATCTACTGTTATAGATTCAAAAAAATATAAAGGAACTATATTAAAAACATCTCCATCAAATCTATTACCATTATTTCCAACTTTACCGATAAAAGTCATAGTTTTAATGTTATTGATGTCTTTTATAAATTTATAGGAATTTATATCATTTTCTGTAGTATTGAAAAGTTCTACTTTATACCAATTTCCAAATTGTCTATTATCTGTACACCAACCTTTATTTAACAGTTTAAATAGTGTTTCTTCTTGTATAGATTTATCTTCTATACAATATAAGATCAAGCCAAATTCATTACTGCAAAGGTAATATTTTTTATTTTCTCGTTTCATAGATGTATTTATTTAATAATACTATATAATTTTCCTGCAATTTTTTATCTAATTTCACACAATTTAAAAATTTTTCTTCATCTATGAAAAAATCTTTAAATACTTTATAATCTTTAATTGTATATGAAGCAGATTTATATTGAGATATAAAATTAATAAAATGCTTTTTATTTAACTTTAATTCATACCAATCACCAACAATTTCATTCATTGCTGTTTTTCCATTTTTTATATTATTCATAAGTCCTTTATATGAATCTAATAGTAAATCTGTATAATAATATAATTGACTGGTTTTTTTGTTAAATAGAAGTTTATTTTTTGTATTAAATTCTTCAAAACTATCATCGTCTATAGAACAATCATATTTGGCATCAAGTTTATTATTAAATTCTTTAAAATGACTATTTAAATAGTTGCATTTTTCACGCCATAATCCATCATGGGAATAAAAATTACTTAATCCAAGTATCATTTCTATTTCATCTTTGTTTATTTCTATTCCTGTTTCATTACACGCTTTTACATAATTAAATGCTCTATTCCATTGTATTTTTGTTATTGGTTCTTTTATAAAAACATAATAATGAATCATTTCATGAACTAACACATTTCTAAACTCTTCAAATGTTGATATGTAATCTTTATTTATTACTATTTTTACATTTTCTATTCTACTTTCTAGTATATTTAATTTTTTATCAAAATATGCTATATTTGAAGGATTATTTACTTCATAAAAATTCATATTTTCAATTTTTATTTTAGGTAATTCACCATCAAAATATAATTTATTGAATATATCAAAGTATTTTTGATACTCTGTTGGTGTTTTTTCAAACCAATTACCTGTATTTGGATCTTGTAATTTAACTTCTATTAATTCCATAAGTCCTGTATAAAAATTCAATTTTATCTTTAAGTTCTTTAATTTTCAATTCATCTCTTTTGGTCATAGCATCATATAAGAATTCCAGTAGTTTGCGAAGTTCATACTGATATTCGTATTTATTCATGATTTTCCTTTTAAAAATAAATTGTTAGTCTATATTTATTCCACCAGTATTTATTATTCTTGTCTTCAAATAAGTATTCATTGACAATAGAATAAAAGTCTGGTGTAATATAGAACCACCTTGTATGTGTTGGTTTCTTCATCTCATACAAAAGAATTTCTTGCTGGATTGAAGATGGCAACAAGAAGAATGTATCAAATCTTTCTGCTGCATGAGTTGGAATTGTGTAGGCCAAAATGACCAACAACAGTTTAAACATATTCTTCATCTGGATAGTCCTCCATTTGTTTTCGTTTTGCTACCACTATTTCTTCAGGTACATTGTGGACATTCTGATATTCACCAGTACATCTATACACATCTACTTCTATATCGTTGTCTTCAGCAAAATCCACATAAGGTTTCATTTCTTTCAATGTGGCAAATGTGTTTGATACAATCACTATCTTGTTTCTCATTAAGCATTTCTTTGTCTTTTCCAAGCATTGTTTGTGTGCAAGCCATAGTTTTGAACCATCAAAATTGTAGTTACCATATTCATCTTCAAAGAATTGGTCGGCTTCAAACTGGCATATATCCATTGGATTGTAGCCAAATTTAATTAGACTTCTTTTCAATCTATTGGAAAAAGTAGTCTTTCCACTTCCCATAGCACCACGAACAATTATCAATTTTGACATATACACCACTCCTTAAAAAATAGGAAACACTATTGGTGTTCCCTCTTCTTATAAAACAACATAATCACAAATTTACTAAACAAGTGACAAGTCATAGTACAATTCCTTCAAGCTCTCATAAGTAGAACCATTCATTTCCCAGCGCTTGGTCAATTCGTTTCTACCAATCTCAAATTCTTTCAATTTGCCTTCGCTATCTTTCATAATCAATTTAACATTAGTGATTTTTGTTAGATAGTATTGACGGCCAGACAAATCAAAAATTATATCTTCCTGAGTTACATCAGCAATTTCGTATATCTTTTCTTGATAGACTATTGACGATACTATTCCTTGTACTTGCTCTACCGTTATTGCATTGTTCCCAGGTTTTGTTTCGTCATAAGTCTGCTTAAACTTTATTATCATAATTCTCCATTAGTTAGAGTTCATTGTATTTATGAACTATATCAAAATGAACAATATAGAATTTTCATAGTCCAAAGGCTATAATTCACCCAAAAATATAATCAATTTGGATCTTCTGTTGCCGGTTTTAACAGTTTGTGTATGGATTTTTTTACTTGTGTTAGGTCATTACCACAATTTGTCAGTACTCCCAAGGCTTTCATTATGGCTGGAGTTAATTGTGGGTAATGGGTAGACACATATTCATATTGTTTCTTTCGCTCACACGTCAATTCCTGTACATTCCTGGCTATATCCATTACTTGTTTTGTCTTTTCTGCAATTTCTTTACGCAGATTTTCCGCATACTGACGGATTTCTACCAATTCTTCAGGAATAAACAGAATTTCATCATCTATTGGCTTGTAAGCATTGAACTTGTCAATATGGGTATGGTAAATGTCCTTCTCACAATCATAACGAACCCATATATTCCATTCGTTCAATCCTTCAAACATCTTGGATAGTTGACACCAATCGTCAGACTTTGCTTTACACTTGAATCCATTGTCAAATGTGATTACAATTCCTTCTTTTGTCTTTGGTAGATTTTTTGCCCAGTTTACTGCCTTGCTAAAATCATCAAAATTGTAGATTTCCACCATTCTTACTTTCAATAGTTCAGCAGTATGCTTGATTTCTTCTAGACTGTATTCTTCACCAGTCTTGTTTGAGATTACTGACAACAATACCAGTCCTTCAAAATCGTAATGGATTGGATGTACATCTTCTTTACTAATGATTTCAAACAAGTATGTTCTAGTATTTACAAGATACAATGTATCTACATTGTTGTCAAACCAATTTTGTGCCCAGATTGCTTGTGCAGAATCAAATGAGCCACCTGTTTTCACTTGCCACTTTTCTGTGTATGGGTTGTAGAATACAATTCCAAGCGAACCATCGGCCTTTTCCATACATCTAAAATGGCCAGATACATTTGGCTTCCATTCTGGTGGTAGTTTTTCATACAAATTAGTATGGTTTCCTTTATCATCAAAAAATTCGTTGTAGTTGAAGAACTTCTTGAATGGTCTAGCAACCACAGTTCCAGTCTGAGAATCAAATACTATTCCACGGGCATTTAATGTGACCACATCCCAATCTTGAGAATATATTGTATCATTGTTATACTTGAATCCAACCAAATTACCTTGTCGATGGGCAGATACTCTACCCATTTCTTCTGCTTTCAAGAATTCATCTAGTGTTGGTAAGTATGACATTCTAAAAATCCTCCTCTATTTTCTCAAGTGCCAAAATATTTCTCAAATTTTTATATTTTTCTATCATTTCTTTCACTAAACATATAATTTTATCTTCATGTTTATAAACATCCAATGGCTTAGAAAGACTATCCATTATAAATCTTTTATTTTTTTCATTATAACAAAAAATTGTCATGATTTTAACACAATTACCATATGAAGCAATGAGCCAGTCAAAATTTCTTTTTGATTCTATATCAAAGAACCAATAATCACCTTCATCAAATAACAAACCCATTTGAATTAGCTTTTGTCTAAGTTTTTTATTTTTTATAGTGAATATATCTCTAGACATTCTAAAAATCCTTATTCAATCGTTCTATTTTATCTACTAGCTTGTTTATATTTCTCCAAGGAATTTTTGTATTGATTTTATACAATTCTTTTACATCATCCAATGACCAATCTGATGCATTGAATGTTTGCCCAACATTGATCTTTCTTGTTCTCAAATCTGAACTAAAAGACCACAATCTAAAACATTTATAATGACAAATCAAATTAATTTTGTTTTTATTTTTTATATCTCTACACAGAGCATAATAAGCACCTGTGCTATAAAATTCTTTAATAAACGATTTGTCTATATTTTCAATGTATTCTTTAAATCGCATAATTAACGGATCTTATAACGATAGTTTTCCTTTAGGTCCTTCAAGAAAATGGTCATTTCCCTTTCATTCCTTAAAATCTCGCTCTTCCCATCGTGCTTGATTTCAATATATGACAACCTGTTAAAAATCTTTCCCATGTAATTCGTTGTGGAGATTAGCATCTGAGAACGAAGCACATTGATCTTGTACTTGTGAGCCAAACGCATGAACATATCCATTGGTTGTTCATTCTTTACAGGGAATGTCACCCTACCATTCTTGAATGACGGATGTGCAAAATCGTACTTAGTCATTTTCTTTACTCCTTTTATCATTGATTAATTTTGCTATCAATCCCAAATAATTGTATCGTTCATTTTCTTCAAAAGAACCTTTCAAATCATCTGTTGGGAATGTATGTTCATAAATTAGTTCACCACCACAATCAGGATATTCGCAGGTCAAATTGCCATACCTCAATCTAACATATCCAACCTGTTTACCATTAGAATCAAATACATCGTATTGCTCTGGACAAGCAAAACATGTTTCCACGAATTGCAAACCATCAAATGTGTAACTAATAGCTTGATTTGTTTTCATTTAAAAATCCTTGTTGATCCTATCAATTTTCCGCTTTAGCATTTCTCTCTTGAATATGCGATGTGCTCCTACCAAGAATTTGCATAATTCTCTATTTGTTTTTATAATGTCTACTCTATCGTGTTCCCAATTAATAAATTCAACATTTCCTGTTGAATGCTTCAAACACAAGAATGGTCTTCCAAATGGGTCATACACACAAACATCAAAACATTGGGCAGTGTTTCTCTCAAAATCAGGAGCCGGATAACCATACTGATCAGTAATAGCTAGAAAATTATTTCTTTCAATCATAGTTTAATACATCCTCAAAATCTTTCGCACACATTCATCTTCGTTAAATTCTTCATCCTTGTGCTTTGTTTTTCGGGTATACTTCTTCTTGTTCTTGACTACCCGCGTCCGCATAGTAGCACCATTGTTGGAATTGCTAATGCGTTCCTTCCGCTGGCATTTCGTTTCTTTTGCCTTAGAAGCAGAATTTTTGGTAGTTTTCTTTGCCATAGTTATACCTCTTTTTATACAATTAAATATATAAAAAACTGGCCCTTTTGTCAACCAGTTTTCTACCATTTTATGTAAATTTTTGTTTACATTACTAAAAATCTTTTTCTATTCTATTGAATTTTCTCTTAATTTCAAGATTTTTAACTATTTGTACCAATTCATTTAATTTTTTATCTATTTGTTTAATGGTCCTTTTTTCCACAGTAGACAAATACCAATTTATATCATTGTCTTCACTTATTTTTGGTATATCATCTTTATCAAAATACATAAAAGCAACGTGATATATACTTGAATCATTAGAATCAACATTATAAAAATCTGCTATCCATATATTTTTATAAGATATGCTGTGGTGGTCAATTAAGCATCCATTTTTATCAACAATTTTTTGCAATTTTGCTGGTATCATACCAATCTCAGTTTCTTTGCTGTGTTCAACATAGTTAAATCTATAATTTCGTATTTTCCATACCATTTATCTTTCGTAATGTCAGAATCATAATACTGAACTTTACATGCCGCACTACCTCGTTCAATTTTGTGCTTCCAGTCATCAGCAGACTTTACATGGTAATGATACAAACGCACAGGAGCGTCATAATCTACTAATCCATATGTAGTTTTTGAACAATCACTACCTACTACCTCACTATATCTCATACCATTTATGAATGGAACATGTCCTTTCTCATTTTGTTCTTCTTTTGTAAAATCGTATTCGTTGGAACTGTCATACAATAGAATACATTTTCCTTGATTTGATGAATCATTCCTTCTGTAATATGACTGTTCTATCAAATTCTTACTTCTTTGTAATTGAAAATCTTTTGTACTCATTAAAATTTGTGGAACTAGAACACAGCCAAGTAACTTGAACTGGTTATACAATGTTGTTTCTAATGGTTTCACCATATTATGCCAAATGTATTCGTCATCATCAAAGAACATAACCAAGTCATTCTTGTTCATATTCAAAGCATTGTGGTTCAATATATCAGAAAACATTTGCCATTGGTTAGGCCAACCTGTAATTTTGTTGTAAGTGTCTTTTCCAGTTACGAACTTCTTGATGTTTACTGTAGATTCGTTATCATATACATGAATCCTGTCTACACCAATGGACTTATGCCAACTATACCACAACTTAAAATCGTTCTCGTTATACGATTTTGTCAAACATACCAAATGAATCATTTAAAATCCTTTTCTATAGCTTCTAATTTAAGTTTCTGTCTGTATTCTTTGATTTGTTGAATTGAATACAATGTTGCATCTTTCAACTTTTCATACTCATAATCATAGTAAAACCAGTTTATTTCTTTTCCAAATCTATTTTTAAATATCAGATGTACTCTATCCGAACAATCCATACGAGAGATTTCCAAAAATATGGGTTGATTATAAAAATAGTATGCTATTTTAGGAGCATTAAGTGCTTCATTCATATTAACAGCATATATAGCAACATTTGGGTTGTACAAAGGCAACCCATATTCCTTAACTATTCTATCAAATAAATCCATTATCTATACAAATTCCAGACAAATGAATCGTAGATTCTGCTTTGTCGGATCCTTTTCATCATAAGTGAATACAGTGTTTAAGTTCAATTTTGGAGCAAATCCATTTTGCCAATTACGAAACATTGCTAAGCCAGCATCTGTGTAATCAAATTCTATCTTGCAGACCAATTTGCCATTCTTGATCTTTGATTTGGTCACATGTGCACAGACATCGTTAATGTTTAGGAATTCGCTTCTATCCTTGTTCCCAGCATAAATGTATGTGGCATCTTCATCAGTATCAAGGATGTTCTTAATCCATCTCAATTGGTCATTGCTCATATCACCAAATATAAAATGAAGTTCTGTGGTGTATGGATTTGATTTGAATTTGTTAGTCCAAGTTTTGTATTCCAACTGGATTCTTGCTTTTTCTGCTTCAATCTCGGCTTGTCTTTCTGCCTCTAACTGTTCTTCTGTTTTCATTGGAGCAAATCTAATACAAGGACATCTTTGGATTCCATCAAATGAACCACGGCTATCCATACCAGTAATCTTTACTCCACCCATCATAGGCCCAGGGCCACCAAAGTCATCAAACTCAAATACCATTGGGTCTACATTGTTTGCTGCTATGTCAAGATACATTTGTGGGTCAATCATAGTGTATTTATAAACAATTAACAAGTTCATTTACATTCACTGGCCTATACCAAGCATCCCAACACACATTGTTCTGTACCAATTCCATTCCTTTGTATTGGAATGTGGAGATCTTCTCTGTATTATGTGTATGGACGTGAACGAACACCACATTTGAATAGTCACATTGTGGAATTATGTTGTTTACTTCGTCAAATCCATTATGTTGTAGAACATACAGTTTGTTCTCTTTCGTAAACATCATATTCCAGCACATATTCAGTTTCTCAAAACCAATCTTCTTTCTAATTATGTGGTCATGGTTTCCAACTATCCAATACATTTGTTTGCCGTGATTCAACTTGTTGTAGTAACTGTAAAATGTTTCTACTATTTCTTTTGCTGGACAGCCAAGCAGAAAATCACCCATAAAAATGACTATATCATCATTCTTAATAAATGAATTCCATTTTTCAATGATGTCTTCATCCATTTCTGTAATATACTTGTAATGATGAGTCCTTTCAAAAGGATTTTCCTCATTCTCGCATAGTCTTTTATGCCTAAAATGAGTATCGCTTACAACTATAGCATTTTCGTTAGAAAAATCAATCATCTAGAAATTCTTCCTTCCATTCACCAGTCACATTCGTGTAATGGATTCGTTTGATTCCAAAGTTCTTTATGATTCTCATACACATTGGGCACGGTCTAGATTCTTTTGACTGTGGATTGTTCCTGCATACCCACAATTCGCATTTGTGGATGATCTTGCTATGGTGTTTCATTGCTCTCATTATGGCAACTGGTTCAGCATGCAGAGCTTTCAAGTCATTGTATTGTTTCGTAAAATCGTTGAACAGTTTTGAATTTACACCACTAGAGATTATGGCATCCTTATAGGTCAAAACACAAGCATGTTTACAACGCTTGTATTGGTGAGTATTGTTCTTGATTGCCAAATCGTTACAATACTCGGTTACATAATCTTCAAAAGTTCTTCTGTTCATGTTAATTTTGAAAATAGAGTTAAAACAGTTATGGATTTTGGTGTATATGTATTTTTAATGATTGTTACCATGTCCTTTATTGATTGGCCTCTACTGATTGTATCATCAATTATTAAAACGTCTTTATCATTTATCTTATTGGCATATTCTGCAATTTTATCTTCCGATTTTTTGAATGTAAAATCCAAAACATCTCTCATTTCTGTGTCTTTAATGTAATGTCTTTTAAAAGTTCCTTTACATTCTACATCCATTTTATCTAGATAGATACCCAATCTTTTAAAAGCATCATTAAATTCTCCTTTATAGTATTTTCTAAACTTTGAATTGGAATCCATTACTAGATCTTCTACATCACCTGTAGTCAATTTACATACAACATCATTTATTATATCAACATTATCTATTTTATCTGTTACAGCTTTTGCTATAATCATATTAAGTTCATTTGTGCTTGGCAATACCAAAGTAACATCAAAACTATGTGTATCAACATATTTTTTGACTATTTTATTGAACTGTTCCATTATTTCTACTTTATCTTCTTCAGCAGAAAAATTCCATCCATTTTCTCCTTTCAAAGCATAAACTAATGGATTTCCATCCATTCTCTCTCCACGTTTTCTTTTAAAAATAGACCAGACATTTATTCCAGGTATAAGTTCATCATCTATTGTTGGATTACATTCAATGGAAGTATCTACATTCTTTTGATGTGCTGGATTGTATTTGACTATTTTATTTTCATAGTCAATGTCTATACCTTCATTTAACTTGGTTACATTATAACCATTTTCTGTTAAAAATTTTATTGCTTCTTGTTCGTTCATGTTAATTTATCAGTTTAAGAATTTCTTCTTCAGATTCAACTATTGTTTCTTTTCCATTATTGTCTTTGTATTTAACTTTTATTTCATTCAAATTGATTTTGCTAAAATCTTGCTTAAAATAATTTAATTCTGGAAAAGAGATTTCTTTATTTTCTTTTCCCCATAAATCACTCCAGCAATAGTGTTTCCAACCATTGTCTGATAATTTTTGTTCAAATTCTTCTACTGTCATAATTAAAATATAATAAAAAACTAGCACATTGTCAATGCTAGTTTATATATTACTTTTGTAAACTTTTGTTTACTTCGCCATTCTGTAATCACTATCCTTCAATAGTTTCATTGCCGTTTCCAAGCCATGTGGATGTTGCTTGTTCAATGTGGTCATAAATGACTTGAATGTTTCATTGTCAAACGAAAATTCCCAATCCAATTCCTGGTGTGCTTGCATAACCAAAATGTTCTTCAATGCCTTCTTCATTGTAACATTTCTAGCATAGGCCTTCACATAGTTATCGTGTTCAGAACAAACCAATCTAGCATCTGTCACAAAGATTTTGTTCTTTTCACCACAAATTCGTGAAGCAAATTTCTCAGCACCATCATAATCATTTGTATCAGTCAAATAGTAAATGGTACATAATCCAGTTCTACGATGTCGCTTTGATACATTCTTTATTGGAGTATGGTCAAAACGAACCAGGAACCATTCTTCACCGCGTTCACCATTGTTATATTTTACATTTGCTTTTACTATCATGTTGTTTTTCCTTTTTAATTTAATACTAATTTTAGAAAATTTTATGGAACATTCCTTAATTTTTCAAAAATTTTTTACTTATCATAACCTTCACAGCTTTTTGCCAATAGTTCTCTTACATTTTCATTACCACTAAATGTATATCGTTTACACATTGGGGCAGTACTACTTCTTGATACTTTCATATTAACAGCATCCACAAACATTGAAGATACTGTTAGATTTCCTTGTGCATCAAACAATTCATAATCATCACCTTGATAGATCTGATTATATTCTTCGTCAGGCATTCCAAGAATTTCTTTTGGATTCATTTGTTTCAATGCTAGACAATCAAATGATACTGTCTTACATTTCTTTACTAACATTGGCAAATCTTTTTTCAATTGTTCAATGTTCTTCTTAATTTCTTCGCCATTCTTTTCTAGATTATCATGTCCTCTCCTTAAATCTTTATAACCAAGGATTAGAATTTTTCTACCATAGAGAACATGATAGTCTTCAGATTTGACAACACCAGCAATTACATGAATTACTACATTCTTTCCTAATTCATTTACTAATTTAAAATCTTCTTTTTTGGTGGAATCTGTCAATGATACTCCAATACCATATACCAAATGCCAAATTTCTGATGTTATAAGCATCTTCAAATGTTTTTGATTTACTGTAATGCTTGGCACCAATTTAAGATCAACTAGTTTCATTAAAAATCTTTGTAAATTTGGATGTGATAGAGCATTTCCACCACCGATAGCAATTTCTGTACCAGCAGGACATGTACATAAAAATGGCATTATTTTGTTTAGATCTGCGTGTTTTCCTTTTTTTGTAGAATTCTCTGCACAATAGACACATCCAGCATCACAATAATCAGTGATTTTCAAGTCAAAGGATTCTGGGAATTCGTAAGTAAAATGATCCGCATTTGGGTCAATCGTTTCTTTTACTTTAGTTCCATCGTCATATAGATAAACTACATGATTTCCATTTTTATAATCTGCTATTCTATCATGTGAAATCTTTTTCCACCGCATGTAGTTTTACCTTGTTTCTAAAGTTTTTTACTGTTTTTAAAAATTTGTTGATTTGTTTCTTAAAATCTTTAATGTTATCTACAATGACAGAATCATATTTGTCTTTTTTTCTAGGACAATCCAAATAATAAGGCAATTCTTCTTTTATTTTTCTATAAGCAATAGGAAGAAGACTATCATCTTCTTTTTTCACTTTCTTGATTTTATAAATGTAGATTTCAATTTTTGGTTCAAATGTATAGCTAACCAAATCTACTACTTGTTCTTCGTAGTCATTCATTATCTTATATCGCCAGCCATTAAAATAGTCATACAAATTTTCACCATCTTTTTTCGTTGGCTTATTTGAATGCTTCATGTAAAAACCACAATTTTCAAGATAGGTAAAATATGGTTCTAGTTTGGTATATAGATCTGGTGTAAGTTTTTTAAGTTCACTGTACATTGGTTACTCCAACAATTAAGTATGGTAAAAATCCAATCCAATTTTTCTAGTCAAGATTTCAACTGTAGTCAATTCTTTTTCTTCAAAATCGCCTTCTT